AGCAGGTTCTAATCAAAGCTGATAAAGAGGTTCAAGCGATTCTAGAGTATCTTTGCTCTGAGTCTGCAAAACTTTCTAATTGCGGCGTTTACTATTCGCGTCAACTGTTTTTTAAGACTGGCAGAATCCCCAATCGGGCTGAATTGCACAAAGTGTTAGGCACTGAAAATCAGAACCTCCACTATCAGGCGTTCTACTCTGATACAGCGCAGCAGATTTTGACAGGCGTTGCTGAGTCGTTTAAGTCTTACATTGGGCTTCTGAAAGGCATCAAAAAAGGCACCGTCAGCCAGCGCCCTAAGTTACCTGGATATCGTCAAGGTGGCATTTCAGACCGGGGAGTGTCAATACTGGAGATCGCTAAGGTTTCGGCAATTTCTTTGGAGTTCTTGACACTCCCCGTGCTAAAATACCTATCTCATTAATTTCATACTTGTTAATATTTTAGAATACAATTCTAAAGATGATTGGATTGCATACCGGAGAAAGACAATATCTTCTCTATCTGAGGATTTAAAGTCTTCATCTGACAAGTCTGGATACACCATCTCTTTATGTAATTGCAAAGAACCAATTAACCTGTTAAAAGGATTATTTAAATTATCAGGTAGCTTTTCAAGTAAATCTGTTCTAGCTTCTTTGGCTGCTAACTTTGCCGTTGCATCAGTATACTTTTTCTCTAATTCATGACGCAATAACCGGGCTTTAACTGCTTCAATTAACACAGACATTTTGTAAGGTTTAATAATGTAGTCGTCAGCGCCCTCGTTCATCCCCAGTCTAATATCAGTCAAGCCTGATGTGAATACAAAAGGAACTGTTGAGGTGGTAGGAGCGCCTCGAACTTGCCTCAATACTTCATGCCCATCAATTCCAGGCAGCAGAATGTCACAGAGAATTAGATCGGGGACAATAGCGATCGCCTTGTCTATTCCCTGATACCCATCACCACACTCGGTAACTTCAAAGCCTTCACTTTGAAGAACCATCACCAGGCTTTCTCTAATCTCGTCTTCGTCTTCAATTACTAAAAGATGGGTCATTTTAGATTTCGCTTGGTGTTGATATCAAAAAAGGCGACCCCATCCAGCTTGACTACCAAGATCCCAGTACACCTCTTTTAACACTGGCCACGAGTACTTGTCAAACGAACCATCTGCGCCCACGTCGTAAGCCTCTTCAATACCGTATCGGATTCCGTAGGGGTCATGGATCAATAACCCACTATCGGTATAGCCCACACAACAAACAATGTGTCCCGACGACTTATACTTGACGCCCATAGGTACGGGCTTGTTTTTGTCAAGTTGAGCAATTATTGTCTTTTTTTCTATGCTGTAGGACCACTCGCTTGTTATGCCAAACTCTTTTTTTAAGCACTGGGTTATGGCGCCATGATCCGTAACCACCCCATAGGGGTAAAGCAAACTGTTAAAGTAACTCTCAGGCTCGGCGTAACCCAACGCTTTTGCTTTAACTAAAAAGTCGGGCTTTAAATATGCTAAAGCCATAGCATTAGAAGTCGGGTTGCACTGGGTATTGCCTTCTGCTATATACTGCCCAAGTTTCGTGTAGCGATCGTTGTTAAGTTGAGAGAAATAAGGAACATTGAGTTTTTTCATATCTTTAACTGATGGTAGGTTAAAAGCACTTGTATTCAGCTAAGTTAGATGTAATGGCAGGTAGCACAATATTGTTAGCACCCAAGCTGTATTTATAATATCCAGCAACTCCCCAGCCCCCGTCATTATAAATCATAAATCCACGGTTAACATCTGCCTTAGTTCCAATTACGGCAACCTCTTGTGATTGTTGAACTCCAGAAGCATCCTTACACATAATTGTGTAGTCATCGTTAACTTCAATAACAGCATTATTGGCAAAAACAAAACTCTGGTTTTTCCCCAAAACTGAAGACATTACGGGGGAAGAAATGAGGTTCCACAGTCCTCCTATATAAACAAGAACACAAGAAGATTTTGGACGCAATCCAGTTAGCAAGGATTGAATATATATTGAATAAAATCCATTGTTGAAAAGAACAATTTGTTGCCCTTCTGTCCCGGCGGCTATTGGGGAAGCTGTTGTTATCTCAAGGTGGCTTGAGCTATTAATCTGTATGACATTTCCCGCAGTAACAATTGTACTTGTTGCTGCAACAGTTTGCCCAGCTATTGGTGTTGCAACCAATTTTCCGGACAAGGTGAGATTTGCCGCAGCTAAGTCAGATGCCGCCGAAAGTACGTTTTGTTTAGCTGCTAATGCTGTAGTTAATCCTGCGATTTTACTTTGAGCAATAGCAGCAGTTCCTGAAATATCAGCGTCATCAATAGTGGATTTGACCGCCAAGGCTCCTAGTCCGGTAACTGTACTTGCAGCTTGGCTTCCGGTTTGGTTTGCTCGACTAAGTAAAAACGCATCAGGGCTATTTGCTGTAGCGCCAGTTGCCACACCATTCAGTTTTGCCTTGTCCTCAGAACTCATCATCCCTTTAACAGAATCAGTCGCTATTGGATGGTTCGTTGCTAATTCATGCGCTGATACCGCACCAAACGCTTCCGCCCCAACATCAACAGCTCCGATCACAATATCGGGTCCAGTCTGCTGGTTAATGGAGCGAATTGAAGATGATTGTCGTTGCTGCCAATTTCCTAAAATTGCTGGGTTACTACCACTAAGATCGAAATAAGCAGATACATCGCTTCTGTAGCAAAAATCTCCCTGCTGGAAATTTAATGCCAGCATTTGAGCTTGGCTATTAACAGTTGAGGTATTAACTAAATAATCGTTTGGCAGTTGAGTTGTCGGAATTTTACCTCCAACTAAAGTTGCTGCGTCTTCTATTCCATATCCTGCAACGGTTGTTGGAGTGTTTGTAATTGTGTTCCAAGCTGGAATGCCAGTAAGCCCATCCAGCTTAGTTTTATCAATTGAACTCATCATCCCTTTAACAGAAGCAGTTGCCGTAGGATGATTTGTTGTCGCCTCGTGAGTTGTTACCGCACCACTAATTGTGGTATTTAATCCAGCGATTTTACTTTGAGCAATAGCAGCAGTTCCTGAAATATCAGCGTCATCAATAGTGGATTTGACCGCCAAGGCTCCTAATGCACTATTGTCAGCTTTCTCAGCTAATGCAGTAACTAAGCCAGTGATTTTGTTTTGAGAAACTGTGCCGGAAATATCAGATTCACCAACGGCTGACTTGGTTGCTAAACCTCCTAAAATGCTGGTATTTGTTTTTGCGGCAAGATCTGCAATTAATCCAGCAACTTTATCTTGAGTAATCGTACCGGAAATGTCAGCCTCAGTAACAGTTGATTGAGTTGCTAACTTACCCAAATTACTTTTAGTCAGCTCAACAATTTCATTAACCGAGAAATGGCAATCGGGAAACGAGGGAATTAATTCTTCCCCAGTTAAACCACCACCCGGTTGTCCCGGTCCTTTGCGCTGACCAACTTCATTAATATGAACTCCTACCATGAAATCCCCTGGATAATAATTGGTTGTTCTGTTCCCGTCAAAATAACGCTGCCATCTGCGTCAATCAATGAATTGCTTGGCTCAGGATCGGGTACTGAGCCATTTAAAAATTTGGGAAAGCCGTACTGAAAGGAATGGTTTTTAAGAAGTTGGCTGTAACAGAACCGTCGTCAATCGGCATCATTACACCACCGGCACCAAGACCTGTCACAAAAGTTATTACGCAGCTATTGCCTGGGTGAGTTACGAGTTCATTCAAGATGATAGATTTTGGAGCAGCACTTAACTGAGAATTAATCCAGGTGTAACCAGCGACAGGGAAGGTTACTGTAAATACAGTATGAGTGTGCCCATCCTGAATACTGGCAATGCCTCCAGTTAAAGGCTTGCTAACTGCTACCGTAAGTAGATCAGAAAGACTTGCTTTGCTCCCTAAAGCCGCCTCTACACTTGAAGTGCGAGTGGATAGATCCAAGACAGTACTTGCATCTGCTTTGGATGCGATCCCGCTTTCATTGGTAGAAACACGATTCGTTAAAGAACTTACATCAGCACTTGCTGCTTTGCCAAGCAGGTTAGTTTCTACGCTCGAAGTCCGGGCGGATAGTGCGGTGATATCACTGGATGCAGCCTTACCTAGCAAGTCTGACTCTACGCTCGAAGTCCGGGCGGATAGTGCGGTGATATCACTGGATGCAGCCTTACCTAGCAAGTCTGACTCTACGCTCGAAGTCCGAGCGGATAATAGCGCGACATCGCTAGCATTACTAGTAATCGCCAGCCCTTGCAAATTATTCTCGGTAACTAACGCCGCAATGGATGAGGATTGGCTAGCATCCGTTGACTGCAAGGCTACAATACTTCCGCTCGAAGTCAGCGCTGACGTTTCAACGGCACTAATGCGGGTTTTAAATGCTTCAGATAATGTTGCTTGTCCGCCTACAACATTTAAAAAAACTGAGTCGTAGTTCCAAGTAATGCGATTACCATCAAAGGCGATCGCGCTACCTGCCGCTGCCATCAGATCCTGCATCCGACCAAATGGTTGAAAGTTGGTACTGACATTGTTACCTGTGCCCGTTGCCGCATCTTCTAACAACCAGAAGGTATTATCAGAATCCACCCAAACCATCAAACCTGGTTGAAAATCCCCAGCCGCCATGAAGGCTGGATCGCGAGTTAACGTTCCACCGACTGCAATATATAAACCCGCATCAGTGCCAAGAGAATCAACAAATAGTCGTCCTGCAACCTCAGAACTTCCAGGCACAAAACCTGGAATGGTTAAGTCCGTTGGCAGTGCCGTAACCCTTGCGCCAACAGCTACCTTTTGTCGTACACCTTCTAAGGCTAGTTGGTTGATACGTTCAACCAAGTCTGCTTCCATTGCGGCATCAGCGGCAATACGGGCGGCGGTTTCGGCGGATAAGTTGCTAGAACCGCTACTACCGATTAAAGCCTCAAGCTCCTGGCGTTGGGCTGCAAGTTGGGCTGTAAGCTGACTCAGCGGAATGATGTGTTCGGGTAGAGTACCTGGATTCGCCTTGGGGTTGGGAACTCCACGAAAGTCAGTTGTCGAGTAAGCAATCTTGTAAGCGCCGGACTGTGCTGTAGGAATCATAAATAATCTCTATTTCTAGTTGATCTGGAGTAATTGGGTCTTGAGCAAAAAAAACGACTTCGAGTTCTGTACCTACCTGTCGGATTAGCGGATTTAAGTAAAAGCTAATCTCAGGCACGTCTTTATCACGGAATCGCCCCGTGGCAAAGCAGTCTGGTGTTTCAATGCGAAAAATGGTGGCAATGCATCCATCAACTTCCGCCGTTGTGGAAGTATTTAAAATAAGCCACTGACTGGTTAAACCGTTTAACTGAAAAATCACAACGCAAAATTTAAGGCTCCCAATGGAAAGTTTTTAAGTAGCGAAACAACTTCTGGCAACTGGGCATCGGTTACTCCCATCCATTTAGCTATAGGAGCAAAGTACTGATCGACACTAGTTGTTGGTATCCATCGCCCTTCATCCCCTGCATCTTGGTTTCCACCTAAAACTAAATCAGGATAAGTACCGTAAACTCCAGCACGAACAGCGCCGAAAGCAAAATGATTACTACCCCAGCCGTGGTCTGTACCAGAACTGTTGGGTTTAAAGGTTCGACCAAATTCAGAAGTGGTGAAAGCAATGATTTTATTAAGAGCGTTGAGGCTTGCCATTGCGTCGTAAAAAGCACCAATCGCTGCGTCCAATTCTGTCAACGTGGCAGTTAAAACAGCAGGTCCATCGTTGTGAAAATCGTACTGGCGCTGGGAAACATAAAAGCACTGACGATTAAACTTTGAAGTATCCGCAGCACTAATTAACTTTGCCACCATCTTTAACTGGCGACCAATATCAGTATCAGGGAAAGTGAAATTTGTTGAGAGATCTAATGTTCCTTTAACGTAATCTGACTGCCCTAAGTTCTCTTTAAATAGCTGGGTATAAGTGGTGTCAAAATAGTTAACTCGACTGGTATTTAGTATAGTCTGAAAAGCCGTGTATTTTGCTTGTTCAGCCGCATTGCCACGACCAAAACCCGCTAGTATAGCCGCTCCGTTAACTCCAATTGTTACATAGTCAGTACTTTTTCCAGGCAGAATGTTGTTGGCATCCGGCGTAATGGTTATTTGCATTGTGTGTGGCAGTACACCATTTAAGCTTTTAATGAAGTCAGCTACTCGCCCCATTAAACCGCTACGCTCAATGCCCGAACTTAAGTCAGGTCTGCCGTTAAACCACTGCATTGCCTGGTCAGAATGGCTTAATAGTTGAACTGGAATTAAGGTTGAAGAACCTGTTTGCCAGTCTGCTCTATTTGTAGGTTTGATTAATGTGCCAACGTTGGCAATCATTGCGGCATTGCCTGCGGCGTACATACGCCTTAAGTTAGTCATGCCAGGATTTAAACCAAAGTTAGTACCAGCTAGCGGCAACAAATTAGCTCTTGGTGTTGCATAAAAACCGCGCCCAGACTGATACTTATTGTAGGTAGTTGTATCGGTAGGAACGAGCAAATTATAGCCGTCCATTCCACCATTTAAATTAACACAGACAATTGCTTTATAGCCTGATGGAACTACCATTATTTCATCACTCCATAGTCAGGAGAAATCATTGTTAAGTGCGCCGCAGTCCAAGCCCTGCTAGTACCCGTAGTTGCATTAACGGCTCCGGTTATTGCAGTTTTTGTAGTTGCTGACATTTGTCCACCACACCACAAGCTATTAAATCTCTCTACCATCTGATCTGTATTGAGTGAAGTATATTCTGAGTAGTCCAGAACCACGTCGCCCCAAAGCAATCCATTTCTTATCCATTCATCCCAATTGTTAGAACGGCTAATTGTACTAATCATATTGTTTAAACTAAATTCGGGCGCAGTCATACCTCTATCTGTTAAACTTTTGGGCGCATAACTAGCCTCAAAGAAATTAAATACACTAGGACTTCTTAACGGGTTTTGACCCAAGTCATAAGGTGACTCAAGATTCCAGAATCCCACAATCGCATTGCTGCGACTTCTTGCTTTTAACACTCTCAGCATATGGGACAACATAATTAGCGGTTCTCGTATCTTTCCTGCGGTAGGTGTGTTTGTACCGTAATTAATATCTCTTGCCTCTGGGTCTAAAAGTATGGCTTTAATGATTGCTTTCATGTCACCACGAACACCAGAACCGTTGTTAATAAAAGCAGCGGCGACACGGGATATATATCCAGGGGTGGGGGAAGACGCAGTGAACCTTTGAATTAACCTTAATGCCATGAATGGTGGCGTGTTGGGGTGGTTGAACAAAACATCAAGAGTGTCTTTAAGGTCAGCAACAAAAGTACGCCCAGCAGGCAGAGTTACGCCACTGATGATTAACTTTTCACGTCTTGAATGCCTGCCCTCATTAACCACCATTGGCGCACTAGCTCGGTTGCCGTCTTCAGCATCTGGACTCCAAAGCCCAGTAAATACACGAGCCATCCCTTTAACTACGTTGTTGTCATATGTCGGAATTGTTTTACCCGCTCCATCCAACCTTGGTGTGCCATCTTGGTTTAGCATTACCAAGCCAATAGAAAACAATTGCATGATTTCTCTGGCAAAGTTTTCATCAGCAGAAATGCCATGAATTGGATCTTCGTAGTTATTGACGTAACTTAAATACCTTCCCATTCCTGGGCTATAAACAACTGCCTCTAGCAAGCTACGGTAATTACCAAAAGCGTTATTAAGAAGTACATCGTAATAAGAAGCAAGGGTTCGGGGGGAGATTTCTAGTGGGCCGACAGCAGAGACTACCATAATTTCACTAAGAGCAAAAGCCACTCGCTGCCTTAACTGGTCGGCACCGGTTAACGATTGCTTCCACCAAAATTCCATTACCTGGTTAACGTAGGCGTTAGCCCCATAATTTAGTACATACTGCAAAAAAGAAGTGGCAGGTAGAGTGAATTGATTGTCTATCCAGGCACTATAGGAGCCATTAATCAAAGCAGTCGCTGCATCGATTGTGGCACCAAAGGTTGCTTGGTTTAGGAATCGAGCAGAGATCGCTAAAGTTGTTGGAGGTGTACTTGTACCTGCGGGTACGGGCGTTGGTGTTGGTGTTGGTGTTGGTACTGGTGTTGGTGTTGGTACTGGCGTTGGTGTTTCAACCAGTACAACATTGTCAACGGCAAAAGTTGCTCTAACACCAGAATAAAATCTAAACTGATTAGCTAAAACATTAGTATACTGAAAAACAAATGTCTTAGTTTGCCAACTAGTTCCCGTTGCTTCTAGTGGATAATGCAGCATCATTTGGCTGCCATCGCCGCTAGTAACCTGGAAATAAAGCCCTTGACTTTGTGTTAAGTAATCAAAAGTAATGAGGTAATACTTATTAAGCTCTAAGGTTTTGTCCTGGGCAAAATAAGCACCCCAATTACCAGGATCTGTAATTTGCAATTGTTGGGCAAAGTTGCCAATCTCTCGTTCTACCTTAGTCAAAGTGGCAGTACCTGCTGCCTCTATGCGCCAATTAGTTGCAACATCCCTGGTAAAAGAACTAAAGTCTCCATTTAGCAGGAGATTGGGAGTTGGAGTTGGTGCAGGGGTTGTACCTAATGGTGCACAATTTGGAATCTCAAAACTACCAACCGCATCAATAAAATAAGACTTGTTAGGCATCAACCCCAAAAAATTTGGGTCATTGATACCGTTGGGCTGGTATGTATTGCTAATACCTCCACCAGCAATCTCAAAGATAGCTTTTACCGTACTAGGAGAGGAGAAGCTAGCGAAAGATAGTGGCTGACTGCCGAGATATACAACTAAATTTATACCTGGTTTGATGCTAGCCATATAATCCTTTCGCTACTTTTATAGTGGCGTAACGTTCAGAGTAAAATGTTTTAAAAGAGGAGTCTGACATAGTTTCCAAGAGGTGGTCTAATTCTTGAACCAGTGCAGCGGTTTCTTCACCAATATCTGGTTTGTCAGGATTGTTTAGTATTGCCGTTAGCTGAATTATTCGACAATAGAAAGTAGTTTCAATAACATTGTCTTCACTGAGAATAATGTTGTTTGGCAGGTATTTCATCGGTTTTATCCTGGGTTAGCTGTTTTAAATTCCATTAGAGCGCTCCACTTGGGACTAGTTGTTTGGCGAACTGTGTCAAGCGCACCCCAACATCCCCAGCGAGTGGGATTATTAATATCAACAAATTGACAGAAGACTGTGCCGCCTGCGGTTTTCCAGTTGCTCAAGTTAGTTGCGTAAATTTCCTTCATTCGAGCGTCACGGGAAATTGAGATCAAGAAGTTATCAAGGGTTGTATTGTTAGACATGGTGAAATCAACGATGTGTTGTCCTGACTCGTAGGCGACTAACTTTAATCCCTTAGAGTCGGCAACTCCTTTGTGGTAGGTAAAATCACCGATGTTGTCATTAACATTTCCTCCTGGTAATAGGCTACCTGTTCTCAACTGTTGAAAAGCTTGATCTAGTCCTGCTGCACCTTGATTTGCCCAGCCAAGCACTGTGCTAAAGTTTTCTTGGCTAACTAAACCTGCGGCAAAATAACCTGTGATTGCGTACAAATCAGCCTGACGATATGGAGCTTGGTTCCCTTCTGCTACCCACTTAGGCGCATTGAGCAAGCCACCTTCCAAACCTTTCCAACCGGTTTGAGTTGCAAGAACAGTTTTAACACTGCTAGCCCGTTCTGCCCAAACTTCTTTCCAGATGCGACCAAACATGGCAGCTTTCATCCCCGTCCACTGAACGTGAGCATCCCCCACATCCTGTCCCCATCGGGCTTTACCTTGTTGCAGTGACCAGCTAGCTTGTCCAAATTGCCAGTTCCAAGTTTCGTTGGAGTACTCAACATGTGGCATTAAACCTAGATTGAGTAGTGATCTGGCAAGGGTGGCAAACTGACGTACATAGTCGTCTGTTGCTTTGTGCGGCATACAGAACCAAGGACTTGCCCCTAGCTTATTGGCAAGCGCACACATCACTTCTACAGGAGCTTGTTTAACCGTGCCAGACCAAGAGGCATCTGTAAATTTAGGGCGATCGCTCCAGCTTGTTTCTGAGCTATCGTTAGTCCCTTGCCAATCCATGAAGCGTATAACCTTTATGCCTTGCAATTTAGCGATAAGGTCTGGGTTGAAAATTTCCCCACTGTCATGCAAGGATTCTAAATCCTCACGAACAATGACGAAGTTTCTAGGATAGTCAGTTGAGCTATTGGAAGTAATATTGATTGAGATATTTCCATTTGAATTAGTTGTAATTACTTGGCGATTGGCTGAACTACTAACAATAGTGGCACCAGACCAGGTGACTGTACCTTGACCCGTCCATTTAACAACCCAACGCCCATCACTAACTGGGTTGTCGGCAAAAACCACTGTGCTTGAACTGCCACTTATTAAGTAGCCGTTAGCATCCTTGTTGCCATTCAAAGCCCGTGACTGTTTAAAGATGTTGAGGAAAGGCAGTTGAGTTGACCAGTCAGATAATCCATTTAAACCCATACCAAGGGTTGTTCCATAGTACCCACTAGATGGTGTTGGTGTTGGTGTTGGTGTTGGTGTTGGTGTTGGGGTTGGGGTTGGTGTTGGTGTTGGTGTTGGTGTTGGTGTTGGTGTTGGTGTTGGTGTTGGTGTTGGTGTTGGTGTTGGGGTCGGACTACCAGAAGAGCCTAAAGCATCGTACTCAGCTTGCGATAAGGGCGACTCTGTGTAATTACCTTGTGCGCTAGTGAATGTCTGAATTGAATTAATTGCGCCACCACGAGCTAACTTGTTCTCAGATGGAATGACTTTATAAGTTACACCAGTCTCTGAACCACTAAACCAAGCACCATTTGTATCAGTATCTCGGTAGTAACTAATCTGACCAAGACCCGTTGAACTAAATCCAAAACCAATAGCAAGTCGAACCAATGTTCCATTACTTAATGAGATTACCCCGCCGACTGGGGTTGGTGTAGGGGTTGGAATAGGGGTTGGAGTTGGGGTTGGTGTAGGGGTTGGAATAGGGGTTGGAGTTGGGGTTGGAGTTGGGGTTGGTGTTGGAGTTGGTGTTGGTGTTGGAGTTGGTGTTGGAGCAGGGGAAACACCTGCATCAGGATATGAGTTTGGCAATTCATACTGAGACGCTGACTCGATCCAATAAGATCCAGGCGTCATCATATCCAGTGTGCTCAAATTGCCTCGACTATAAAAAGCACTGATCTGACCATTCTCAATCTTGAAAATGCTCTTAGCCGGAGTCGTGCTGTCATTTACCGGGATAGGTGCACCGTAGTAATAAACGGCATTTACTGTTCTATAAATTATTGCCATATTTTTTAACTAATAGTGGGATCGGGAGGCTCTACAGTCCCGCGCTGTACTGAAGAGAGTCAGCGTTGGGAGAGGTCAACCGACGACTAAAGTACCTGATCGGAATGTCAGGGGCACAATCTGATTGCTTGCGTTGGTGTAGGTTGTGCGAGTAATGCCGTTGTCATCAACGTAGGTAAAAGGTCTACCCTCGTAGTCTGATGTGTAAGAGACTGACAGGACATTAGTCGTACCAATGTTCAAGTTCATAATAAGGGGTGTTCCACCAGGTAAAGCTAGTGGCTCAAAAATGAACTTAGAGACAGGGTTAACAGACCTCGATCTAGCTGTGACACCAGCGATTGTCTGGGAAGTGGTTGACACAAAACTGATGGTGACTGGTGGAGTAGGTGTTGGTGTTGGTGCTGGAGTAGGTGTTGGTGCTGGAGTAGGTGTTGGAGTAGGTGTAGGTGTCCCTCCGTTGGCAACCAAGAAACTACTCCCTTCAACGTAGTCAACAGTAGTCCCCGCAGAGGTCTTTGTTATAACCGTAAAATAGGTTCCATTGGGCGCGTCCGCAGGAAGACTATGCGCAGGAGATGGTGTTGGCGATGGCGATGGGGGCGTAACGATTCCAGTTGATCCAAAGAAACTGGAAAGGGCGGCAAGTCTGACAAATCTTGTTTGTCCTGTGTCAGTTTCCACCAAAACTTTAACACTTGATGTTAAGTTGACACCTAAAAGTTCAGCCATCTGTCCGATGACTTTGCCGAGTATTTTTACTGGCATAGTTTTTAATTAATAATCAATATTCTACGTCTTGCAGTTATCCTACTTTATTCATTTACCGAATACAATTTTTATACGAATATGCCATAAAATAAATTCATGTATCAATACAGGCGACTCAGAAAGGATTTAGGGGCAAGCCTTCGGGCTGCTCGAAAGAGGAAAGGGCTAAGTCAACAGCAACTAGCTCTTATTATGAACACTCATCAAGCAGATTTGAGTAAAATTGAGAATGGTAGAAAACCAATCAGCGTCGAGCAATTACTTTCTTTTGCTGTAATTTTGTTTGATACTGAACGGGTTAAGATTGGAAGGATAGAAAAAGACATTTTCTGGATCGCTTTTTCAAAGAATGGGCAACCAGAAGATAATTTTCATCTTACTTTCATGGCAGAAGAATCAAAAAATTGCTAAGTAATTGCCATTTTCATCAATCAGCATAGTATCTTCTTCAACTTTCAAAAGACAGTAGTCACTGTTAATTTGCTGGGTATAGTTAACAAGAAATCTTGTCCCCGTGGCGTCATAAGGAATTGCCATCAACCTACTAAACGGTCCTACATTTACTGAGGTTCTAGGTGGTAGTGGAACCATGCGAACTACGTCCATCTCGTCAATGTCAGCGACAAAACCAAAGCGATCGCCTGCATTAAAGATTGAGGCAGATATAGCCCCAAAAGGAATTTCCCCAATTCCAGTAACTTCGCATATCCTAAGACGATACAGCTCTGGAAACACCACGGCAAGGTCTTCGTCGCATTCCTTTGTTCGTAATGATTGTAAAATCAATTCTAGGGTTGGCAATAAATTTTCGTGGGGAACGGTGTTATTTTCGCTTGTTCGTAATGATTGTAAAATTAATTCTAGGGTAGTTGGTAGCAGCAATTGGCTGCGGTCAATGTTGTTTATTGCTGATACAAGTTTATTTAAAGCTGGGGTTAAAACTTGCTCAAAAAAAGTAAGCTGTTGCCTGAGTAATGTGGAATTAAGCTTACTCCCTTTGTTAGAAATATTTGTTGCCATAGTATGTTTGATTCAGTATTTTCGCCTATTGTACAGTTTGCAGAGGAAGCCCCGTACCCAGAAGATGAGCCGATTCTCGACCGCAAAGAGATTTTGGATAGTTTTAAGCAAAGGGAAGATCGGTACACTGGTCTGTTACAGACAGTGGGTTTTTCCAGCACGGATGCGTGGTGGAAAGAAATTGAGCCACATTTAGAGTCAGGCGATCGCCTCTCCACTCAAAAAAATCCCTGGACCTTGCATCCTAATTACCAAGGATTACTGTATGGATTGTGGACAGATGTTTGGGATGTTGGCGCTAACCATGCGGTAAAAGCCTTAAATATCGTCAACCATCAAGTTGGTCTGGAGCCTGCTAATTTTGCCCTGCCGGAGTATCCACAGGAGCCTTTTTACACGGCTTATCCACCAAACTATGGTTACCCGCTGCGTAACACTGATTTAAGGAACGCGGTGGAGGCTCGTACCTTGTTCCTGGCTGATGATGTAAATAAAAAAACTAGTGGATCAATTGAGCGAGTAATTGAAGAAGCGGCAAGCTTGCACGGGGCTGGTGGGATTCCTAGGGGCGATCGCTCTAAACTTTTGCAGAAAATTAATTTAATACTGGGGCGCCAGTCGCTTGCCGAAATTCGTGACCCAAGCATTAGTGTTGGTGAAAAGCTGATCAGGACGAAATTAGCTATACCTGGGACGACTAGTTTCAGTAGCCGCTCTAAGACGATCGCCGCGACGGAATTATCGGCGGGATATTCTTTGGGTAGGTTGCAGGTATATAAGCAGGCAAAGTTGAAGATGGTGCGCTGGCAAACTTTAGAAGATATGAGCGTTTGTCGGCTTTGTCGTAGTCGTAACGGCATTGTACTTTCGGTGGATGTATTGTTTGCCCAGCATCGCGTGGCTTTTAAACAACGAGCAGATCCAACGCAAATGGTGATTCCTTGTCATCCTGTTTGCAGGTGTTTGTGGGTTCCTGTGGATGGTCGCAGGCAAGCCGACGATCGAAGGTTGGCTGACCCTGGGCGATCGCAGCAAAATCGCGACGTTGCGCCGACTAAGGGGAGCTGGAATACTCTTAAGAATGCAATCTCACTTACGCTGTCTTTGGCTTCGGTTGCAGGTTCAGCGGTGGCTGTGGATAAGGTTAAGGAGGTAGAGCAAGAACGGGTGCGCCAGGAGCAGTCGCAGAAGTTAGCGCGAAACATTATTGTGGCAGGAGGTGCGGCGCTCTCCTTGGGGTTGCTTTATATGTTGATGCAGAAGGTTCCGGCACAGCAGACTACCACTTCGTCTGTGACTCAGCCTGGAGTTAGCCCACTGGTTGCACAGGGGGAAGCAATTGGGTCACTCGTTGCTCAAACTGGTGTAGATGTGGTTGAGCAATTGACCGACCAAACAGATACGGCGGGAACACAAGCGGCGCTAAAGAATGCTCTGACTAAGCAGGAGCAAATTAACGCGGTTAAGAATTTGCCTGTTTTGCCGTATCAAATTTTAACTGAACCAGATCAACAAGCGACACTAGCGAAGTTACCACCGGGATTAGATTTAAAAACAATTCAAGGGGAGGTATTGATTAATCTTTATGGGTTAACTTATGCAGAAGCTAGGCTAGTTAAAGAATTAAAGGATCAGTACGAGAAAGATCGCATAACACCTCCGACTACAGCTTTAATACCTCAGTTTTTTATAGATAAAGGTACGTTAGCTTTGTATCCTGGACTGAAACGAGTTAGGGATTTGAGGTCACTTAATCCACGTAGCTTGTTAATGATTGTTGGTGGATCGAGTCGAATTGATAAGCCGAATATTAATAATACAATTAATAAGAAATTTATCCGCAAAGCCAGGTCAGTTAGGACGGTTAAAGAATATGTAGAGTACCAACAAAAGCTAAAAGATGCGACAGCAAGTTTGTTTGCAGAGTTGAATGGAACTTCGGGTAAAAATGACAACTCGCGCTATAAAGCGATTAATATTTTGCTGTCGCAGCAACGAAATTTTGCTTATCTTTTAGATAGGTTGTCGGCAAAATTAGCGTTGGAGCCGGAGAACTTTTTGGAGCAAATATTAGCTCAACAACAACAATTAGCTCCTCAAATTACTGCACTATTTAATAACATTAAGCAGTTGATCTCTAGTCCGGTGCAGCAAGCTGGGGGACTGGGGGGCTTTATTGAGAAACAAATTCAAAACCAATTGGGGTTACCTCCTGCTAGGTTTGACGGACCACCAGGACGGCTTGAGGTAGCGGGGGTTAATTTAAACACGGCGACGATTGAGGAAATTGCACGGCTATTCCCGGCGGGTATTACCATCAAGGAGCGGAATGAGTGGGCGACAAAAATTTATAACATACTGCGGGAGCGCTACCGATTAGGTGAAGAGATTAAAAGCATAGATGAATTGAGGGAGGCGGTTGGTGAAAAGATTATCAAGAAGCTATTAACTTCTACCTACACTAAAAACCTCAACCTGCTTTATATGGTGGAGAAAAGTGGTCCTCAGCTCACCGAGATTGTGGCTTCCATGCTTTCCATCGCCCCTAAATTAAGTAACGCAATTGGTTATGCTTTCTACCGAGCTGGACAGTTTGGGGAAGATGGTTCCGATCCTATAGAGGATTTAATTGAAAGGGTGCAGAGAATAGTTGATGCGCGGTTATTTGGAACGATTGTTTTTGATGAAAAAACCCGTAACCGTATCCGCACCATTTTAGCTGGGCATCTAGTTGTGGTTCAGTCACCAGCAACACAGCCGGTGGTAGAACCTCAGCCTGTGAAGCAAGTGGAAGTGCAGGCGCAAGGGGTAGGAGGTTCGGGCGGAGTTCGGGCGGATACACCTCGTAGTAGTTCAGTCGTGGTTCGAGCAGATACTCCGCCCGGAGTTCGAGCAGATATCCCGCCCGGAGTTCGAGCAGATATCCCGCCCGGAGTTCGAGCAGATACTCCGCCCGGAGTTCGAGCAGATATCCCGCCCGGAGTTCGAGCGGAAGCTGAAGAGAGCAAAGATCTATGGAATGACTTGCTGACGCAGTACGACGATGTTCAGTTGCGTTATAGAAATCTTCAGGGTGATATTAGTTCGGCTGTTGACAAAGGCAGGACGCGAGATCCTAACAAAATTGGAGGGCAGGGATTTATTGCTACCCTGCGTAGTCAGTTCTTTGGACAGGCAGATAAGTGGGGTCAGGAGGCGGGTCGTAAGACTAGTGGGGCAGTCGGAAATGCGACTCAGTTTGAGAGTCAGATGCTGCTCTTGCAAGGTGAGGTGAATGAACTAAGGCAGTTACTTGAGGATGAGACAGATCCCGCTTCACCATCTATTTTTTCACCTAGGGGTAATAGAGGATTAATCAGTTCAGTTAAAGAAAAGGTTAAACAAAACAACCGAAAAGTGACCTCTATACTGGCTCAAATTAAAGAGATAGAGGACTTTAAAAAAGAAGGGTTTGGAAGTTTGCTGACTCGGCTTCTTAAGTTGAAAAAGAACTTAGAAGATTTACGCAAGAAATCTTTAACGATCGCCAAGGATATAGGGAAAGCTGAAAGAGAAAGGTTGCTACTAAGGATTGACAATGAGGCTGCTAAAATTTCGGCGCTAAGTCAACTAGATTTAGGGCAGAACTATTTGGCGGCAAGGAAGATAAGAAGTCAGTACGAGGTTTTGAAGATTAATCTCGGCAATCCTGATTCGTTTGATATAGTTACGCCAATTAACAGTCGATTGGTTTTAGTTGACGAATCGATCGCCTCGTTGACAGGAGATTTTGCAGGAGTTGCCAAGTATAAGGTGCGCTTTTTGGAAGTAAAGGATTTCTTGAAAAACTTCCCCCAAACTCTCAATCAGTTTATTGGTAGTTTTCCTGAAAAAGATCATGGTACAGCAGCAAGTGTATCTAGCAGTAGGAATACGGTGCAGGCTAAACAAGCTCAGGTTTTAAAGGCTTTTGATAACTTATTTAATGAGCTAGAGAAACAGGAGAAAATAATCTTAAAAAGTCGGGCGGAGTATGAATCGGTGATCGCTTTAACTGGTTTAGATGATAGTAAGGCTGCGGTTCAAGCGGTTATTACGGAGCAGGAAAAGGAGTTAACAAGTAACTTAGAAGTTATCAAAGATGTTGGGAAGGATCGGTTTACGAGAAACGTTCCTCTTAAAGATGCAAGAAATGCGAGAGTGCTTCCGGGTGTAGGGGGGGAAGATTTCGTTATTGGGCAAAAAACAAGTATTCGTGAACGAGTAAAGATTAAAGAAGCCCAACTTAGAAAGCCTTACACAAAAGTAAACTGGGCAGTTGGAGAAATTCGCCGGGCGATCAATACCAATGTTTACGCTTCGAGGTTGGAGCAGTCGGATGCCGTAGCTAATTTGAGGAAAAAAACTCTAGTTACAAGTAACTTTGTTAAATCTACAATTAGCGCAAATGTTGATGACATAACCGAATCACTTCAAGATTTAAAGGAATTTTCAATCGTTAACTATTTGACTTTTGTAACAGATGGAATTAGAGGGGAGAGTGTTCGCAAGGTTGGAGAAAGATACAAGGAACGAGCCAGTTATATTAATGAGGAATATGATGAGCGATCACGTGTACTGAAGAAAATTCAACTAAAGCTAGAAGCAGAAATTCAGGTAGACCCGACCTACCAATTTGGAGACGAGTTGTTAACAATTGCCGAGATTGAGTCTCGGATAAGTACTGCTGAGGCTGAGGCTAGGGCGATTGCTGCATCAAGAAGAAGTAACGATCTAACTCCAATCCGGCAAAAGTTTGAGGGCGTGAGTATTCGCGTTGCGGAGATTGAGGCGCAGTACGGTATAGGTGGGAGCTTATCATCGTTGATGAGGGCAAGGCTTGATTCGGTGGGGATTAGTGATGCCAGGGTGATGGAAATTTTTACAGGCGCATCAAAGCCAACCGCTGCCGAACAGGCGATGCTTAATACTTTTTCGCCACAAAATCTTGAGGAATTCAGGAGGTATGCAAGGGTAATTGTGGCAAAAGCTGCTCAAGATGTGGCAAGGGGTAAAGCGGTAATGGGGAATATTCAAAGTTCGCAGCCATTCCTTAATGCAGCTAAGACTCGACAGATGATTGATGACCTGCCTCCAGCAGAAAGAGCGACGCTGGACGATGCGGCAACTCGTGGAGCTTTGGAGAGTTTTAATCAGTGGAGAAACTTGAAGATTAAAGAGGCTGATTTAACTCAGAAAAAAGATCAGGCTTGGGCAGAGATTACGAATAAGTTGACTGATTTTAATAAGAATTTGAGGAAAACATTAGGTAAAGAAATATCAGTTAATCCTAACATTCGTCAACAGAATGGGATGTCTTTTACCGTTAATGATTCGACAGCAAGCGATGCTTTTAATTGGTCAGATGTTTTTGAAAATCCCTTCGCATCAAATACAGTACCAATTAGCTTGGCAAGGGGAAAGGGGAAGGAGGAAAGGAGGCAGATGCTGCGAATTAAAAGTAGGGGGGAAGCTCAAATATCGCAGATTGCAGATATGTTTGAGGCGCTACCTTGGGTTGGTGAATTACTGGGCTTTGGGGGAGTTCGTGAAACCGATATTGGTGGACGGATCATGGGGCTTGCTGGGGAGGGGAAAGCTCAACTTAATCGCAAGGTTTTTGAAAAATATATAAATGAGGTAGAGGAAGGGATGAAGCTTACCTGGGAGCCTACTACCTACGTTGACATGGAGATTGCTTTGTCTTTAATTAGGCTAAGGCATAAGGAGAAGAGTGCGGAGATGAGTTTTGTGGGGTTTAAGTCAAAGGGGAAGTCGATGGTTCATTTTCGCCAGCTTGACACTCCCCCGTTTTCTAAACGGGGGAGTGTCAAGCATCACGCCCGTAAGTGGTCTTGACTTTTCTGGTAAAGTTTTAAAAAATTGTGATTTGAACTATGGGTATGCTGCAAACAGAAAACAACAAGATTGAAGCAAAACTAACTGAATTAGATGTCTCAGGCTTTGACGCTATTTCCATCTCTTTTGATGCAGACGTAATAAAACAGATGATAGGTCGTGCCGTCAAAGATTGTCGCGATGCTGAAATTCCAGCCCAGGCAGTTAAAAATTTAAAAGTGTTTGATTCGTTTCATATATCTTGTTGGGGTGTTAAGAATTCGCATAAAAAAACAAAGGATGAGTGGGGCTTAAGTTTTGGATTGCAAAGAACTGGTGTAATAGGCTGCTGTGAACTCAGCAGAACAGCAAAAATACGTTTTTCCATGCTAGATGGAAAGATCAAAGCAACAATAAACGGTCTTAGTCTTTCATCTGCCATCTAACTTCCCCTCGGTGGGGGAAGTTAGATGAACTTGGTGGTTGCTAGTCTCGATCGCCTACATCCTTCACTTTTTCCAAGGACTCCAACAACATCAAATCAACCGTAGAGAAAGTATCGGTACGCAGCAATCCCTCTAACAATCCCGACGCGCCGGAGTGCTGCGCGACATCAAAATCTTCCAAGAGAAGTTTGATCCGATCGCCTACCGACTTGATCTGTACCTGCTTATCTTTGTCCAACTTGGTCATCTGCTGCGGGAAACACTGAATCTCCTTCTTGTGCAAATGCAAGTATACTTGACAACTAACCGCACCCGCATGGGTAATAATCCCCCAAATCCCGTCAAATCCCCGATCTACCTGATTCCCTTCAAAGTTTTTTGTATGAACGAGTTGGATGGGTTCACCCACCTCAAAGGGGAGGGGAATCAATGGCTTGGTTTCGGCGGGGGATCTCCGACTCATCTGCATTATCTTGCCGTTGCGGACGCAGGTAATATTGTTGGGAGCTGACTCTACCGGAGCAAAATCCTCTAATTGACCAGATAAAGATTTTCTAACGGCAGCAACCGTGACGTGACTTGCGCCGCAGAGCCTAGCGACTTCTCTGTTGCTCCAATCCTTCCATTCCGGATCGGTCAATAAGGTCTGGATGGAGCGGCGTTTATCTTCACGAGTTAAAGACAAAACAGTTGGGTGATCAATGTTAGCGCTGACGGATTTTAAAACAGCGTCCCGACGAGTTCCGGGCGTGACGGCACAAACAACGTCTTCGTACTCCAACTCCTTATAAGCTTGGAGGCGATGAAAGCCATCCCAAAGCCAGTAGCTTGTGCCGTCAAACATCACCTGGAGATCATCTAACTCAATCCCTTCTTCTATAAGCGTTTTAAGCTTCTCGGTGTGCGCCAAGTCCAGCTTGCAGCGCTGCTGCGTTCCACTATCTCGACAAATTTCTTTAATGTTGATTCCAGCTATCTGGACAAAATCTTCTAATTTACCAGGTATCGTTTTTGACGGTAGCAGACTTGACACCAAACCCCATTTCTTGAAAACGGATTTAAATCTGTTCGGGTTGCCGCCAAAATAATACAAACTACAGTCAAAATCCGCTCCTTTGCGCTGCACTCCTTGCTTAATAAAACCTATGCGTCCAACGTGAACACCCCATTGACACTGAGCCGAGGCGTACTGCTCAATTAACTTGCCTGTACCTTGGTTGTGGGCAGTACCTGCTTTAAGAAGGACGATCGCTTCTGATAGGTGGCCGACATCAAAATCAGAACAGAGTTTTTTAAGAGGAGTGAGGGGATCTGAAAAAGGCGGGTTCATAAACCCTTTTAACCCTTCTCCGAGCGTGCACAGATCAAAGGTGAAGTAGTCCTGACTTTTGGTGATATGAAAACGAGCTGGCATCGTTTTCATATCATTCGCCATCAGGTCAACATCTATTTGCCCACCCAGAGCTTTTGCTACTAAATTTAGAACCGGCTGCTCTGAGGTGTTGGGTGTATATTGCTCATCCCTATCCTCTATCTGGACAAACTCTCCTAATTTACCAGATGCACTCTCCAATTCTTCATCTTCTATCTGGACAAAATCTTCTAATTTACCAGATGCACTTTCCAATGTCTTTAGCTTTTGGTACTGGTTCTCTTCAAACTCAGCCCAACTTATAACTTCAGGACGCCCATCTATCGTCAACCCATTCAAGGTGACGGAACTTACAAGCCCTATCTGTCCACCAAGACGATCGCCTACATAATCACCAACCTTAACTGGGCGCGGGATGGGGTTGTCCTCAATTAGCGATCGGATGCGGTTGCGATCCTCTAGAGAAATCATTTTGAGACGGACCCAGTTCAATTTCTCGGAGGTAAATTTACCACATAGGTTTAAGTGATCTCGTTGGCATTCTATCTTTAATATTTCGTTCCGAATTGTCCTGGCTTCAATCTCATTTTTATCAGGATAAGTACTGAAATCAATTCCCGGTGCTTTTAAATTGCGAGGAGAAACGTGGTGAGATTCTTTCCCAAATTCACACCGCAACATTGGAGTGCCGCGATGGTCTATAAATATTCCTTCAACTACGCCTTTAGCAACTTCCTCTCTCCCTAAATTAGCTTCAACGGAAGTACCAGGAAGAAAGCTGCGGCACAATTGCAAGTTGCTTATTAAGCGCTCACAAAAACTCTTATCTACCTCTAATTGCTTTATCTCGTGAATTTTATTAGGGTTCTTGGCATTTTTACTTGCCTTAAGAAGGGCGATCGCATTTTCCAGTTGCTTGAACTTAGCTTCCGATGAGGCTATTTCCCGTTCTAAATCAAACTCTTCAGTAGCACTTAAGCTAACAGTTTCTGCACCCGAATTAGCAACAATCATTTCAATATCTCCGTTATTATTAATATCCGAGAATCTTTCCAACCCGTCGCCAGACAACTGCGGCAACTTGAGGGACGATTGTGTTACCAAGTTCTTGGAGTCGCTCTTTTCTAAATGGCTTTTTTTCAGCGTCCGTGGCGAACAACAAAGCGCTTTGCAGTCCTTCTTTCCGCAAGAGGTGTCCGTCCATCCCACCGGAAATCCCATCATCCGCTCGACAAACTCTGGGCTCAGTTTGTGGCACGGTTCTTTTATCAACTGAGTTGGTAAATTCTGGTTCCCGCCTCTTTCCACGAACGAAAGCCGACTCTTCACTTCCCAATCCCGCGACTGGGGTGTTGGCAGTAGTGCCTGTAACTTCCGTACCGCAAAACTCAGGTGTAGGGTCTGCCCCAACTTCCTCGTCGTCACCCCACTCGCATTCCCGTCCCCCGCCTTGGGGGTAGGCAATGATGAAGACCCTCTCTCGTAGGTGTACGGCTCCCACTGAGGCTGCGGAAACAATTGACCATTCCGCATCGTACCCGACCGAGGCAAGATCTCCGAGTACGGTTGCCATTCCCCGATCAAGCAGCGCTGCCACGTTTTCCAAGATGACGATTCGTGGTCGTACCAAGCGTACGCATCGCATGACTTCAAAGAACAATCCGGAGCGCGTGCCTCCTTCAATTCCAGCTCCTTTGCCGGAGTAGGAGATATCCTGACAGGGGAATCCGGCGGTAAAGATGGTGTTACTTCCATCGATGCCTGTGGGGTCAAATTGGCGAATGTCGTCACAAATCGGCACTCCTGGATAATTTTTTCTTAATACCTGCTGGGCATGGAAATTATTTTCGACAAACTGGGAAATGGTAAAGGGAAGTCCGGTAATTTCTAAGCCCCGATCCATTCCGGCTACACCTGCAAAAAGGCTAATAACTTGCATTTTAGTAACTTGGTTTCTTCATGGATTGTTTTTCTGCTAGCGCTGCAATTACCTGAGCAAGCATTTGCTTTGCTATCTCTGGTACTTGTTTGGTTCCCTCTGGACTGTGGGGGCCAACGTCGCCGGATTCGGCACTGTGAGACGAAAGAACACTCTTCACCTGATGATTTCCATCATCACTTCGTTTAGTCGCTTCCGCTAGCTCCTGAAGGCGGCGTGACTCTTGTCTTTGACTGTCGCTTAAGCAGTCCTCCACAATCGGTTGAATATTCGGGTCCGCAATTCTTAAACTTTCCTTCCACTCATCAACGCAAATGTAGAGTGTCTGCCATTTGGACAGATCCCGCTCGTAGCTGCGAATCATGTCGGAAGCCTTCTTGATTTCTTTTGGTGAATTCCAGTACCTGGCAGCCACAAAAACTAAGAACTCGGCTTTGATATCGTTGGGGCGGCAATTTAGTATCTTGCCTTGGTGTCGATATAGAGCTATGCGATCGCCCATCACTCGATCGCACAAGGCTGATTGCTCCACAACTCTCAACGTCCCCAAGTCTTCCCCGCTATTAAAGGCATCCTCAAGCTCATCAAGGCGATCGATTTTAATGAGAAACTTCTGCCTTTTTGCCTTGTTATCACGCGCCGGAACATTTGGTTCTAAACCGTGATTTATTGCTTCTGCTCCGTGATTTATTTCTTTGGGCTGTTCAGAAGGGTCAGGGGTGGCTAACTCTTCCTCCGGTTCCAAAAGCTCAATCGAGTTTTCTGTGTGTGAAATTTCGGATTTTTCCCCTTGATCACACTCATTAATTACTGATTCCTTTTTTATTGAATCATTGGTTGTTATATCTATATTTACTATAGGGTCTGGCAACCCACTGTACGGCTTCCCTTCCGACGCAAAACCCGTTTGTGGGCTTCCGGGGTGCGGCTCTTCCCCATCAACGGAAAACCCGCTTGTGGGTGAGGATGGCTTCAGGACTGGGTTTTCGTAGACGTTTTTGACCCAGCTTGTGATTCTCCCTGTAACCGAATCACGCGCAGGTGTCCGCTCAAAATACCCATTTTTTTCGAGTTCACGCAAGCCCGACATAATGGCTTCGCGTCCCTCTCGCATCACCGCGATTAATTGCTCTGTTCTGGTCTGCCAGTTGTCTGGCCTCGACAAGAGGTACGCTAAGATCCCTTTAGCTTTGGCGCTAAGGCTAGGGTCTTCTAAAAACCCCTTATTAATCATTACATATGGATTTGATCTGCTGTGGCTGGTTCTAAATGTACTCATAGTGTTCCTCAGCCAATTTAATTGGTGTCGGTAGTGGGCAGGCAATCGCGTAAACATCCCTTGCTCCAAAGAATATTTCTTTGTCAAGATTCCATCGATGGGTTTGCAACCGAACCCGAATCGGTTCGGTGTCCACGGCTAAAATCTCTCCCGTTTTGGTGGCGACTATCTGGTATACTTGCAAGTAATTGGTCATATCTTTTGATGTAAAGTAAAGGTTTGAGTGGGTTCTGAGTGAATACAGAACCCACAATTTATTTTTTAACTATCGAGATTCAGGCTAAGGACTTCCTCGAATCTTTCCGCATCTAAGCGATCGCCAATGATGTCACGGGTTTGCTCTGCAAGTCCCTTCATGTCCACCGATAAGGGGACCTCTAGCTCCTGCCAGTCATAAATTCTGTTCAGCGCCATCACGCAAATCATCGCGTTCTCCTGGAGAGAAAAACCACCTTCTTTGCCATAAACGCAGTACCCAGAATTTACGTGGGTTATTGTCCACTCGTCTTTACTAAATACCTGCTCCTCACTATCCCAAACTGGAGTGATAGCAAGCCCCTCCACAATAATCCCTAAAACTTTCTGCTCGATAAAAGCAGCTTTCTCTGTTGGATCGGTACACTTGACTGAAATTACTTGAAATGTGCTCACGACTTTCCCCTTGAATTAATTTGCGCCTTGATCTTGCGAATTGCTGTTGACTCAATCTGCCGAGCCCGTTCTTTGGATAATCCCAAGCGATCGCCAATCTCTACAAAAGTCAAGGGATCTTCATCGCCTAACCCGTAGTGCATGGTTATTACGTCCTGGTATCGTTGGGGTAATCCAACGGTTAAAGATGAAATCAAATCCTTATTTAGGAGCCGATCGTTTTCCCCGTTGTCGGGTCCTGCCAGAATATTCCCCAACTCCGCACCCTTATCCTTTCCTACGACATAGGAAAGGGAAAGTGTTTTCCCGTAGGGTAGGGTTTTTAGCCAACGTAGGCGATCGCTTACCCGCTCAATCGCCAGCTCTGGATTATCCTTGTATAAAGCCTTGCCCTTAACAATCGTCGTATCTTGATTACCAAGATCTGACTCTAGAAGGGCGATCGCTATCTCTTCAATGCTTGTAAACCCCTTCTCTCTCGCTAGCTCCAGCACCTGCCTTTGGGTACTCAGTAGATACGCAGGTATAGCAATAATCCGCCCCTTGCTAGATACAGCCCTGGTGATCGCTTGGAAAATCCACCAGTGGGCGTGGGTTGAAAACTTACACCCACGGTTAATATCGAATTTATCAACCGCTACACTAAGACCGATCGAACCCTCCTGGATCAGGTCTTCCAGCGGCAACCCCCTGTTTTGATATCTCTTGGCGATCGAAACCACCATTTTTAAATTGTGACAAATTAGTTTGTCCTTCGCGGACTTGTTGCCCGACCTCGCTTCTACAGCTAAATCGATTTCCTCATCCCTCTTCAGTAAGGGAAATTTACCTGCTCGATTTAGGTGGGACTGGACAACATCGGAGTGGACGTGATAAGCTTGTTTCATAATGTAAATTGATGAACTTGGGGCAGGAAGTATTTTTTCTAGCCCTGTTTTTTTTGCTTAAAGAAATCCTAGCACGACAATGCAAGTAAAAGCAATCTTTCTCTAAAATATCTGAAAGATGCCTCATAGCGGCATATAATAGCCTCCCCTACTCGCGTCTATATCAATGAAGAAAGTCGTCACAAGTCATCAATCTAGTACCAGTACGCTCCTTATAAAACAGCGATTCTCCGCCTTCATTGAGGAGATGATTATGGTGTATGGAGGGCAGTCAGCGCTTGCCGAAAAGCTGGGATATAGCGTGGGTGCTGTCAACAGATGGCGTGGTTCCAAGGGTATTTCCGACACCGAGAACCCACTATCTCTATCCAAGGAAACCCGCGAAATAATGGCGGCATTTAAGGGCTGGACTCCCTTGGAGTGGATTGGTTATATCGAAGGATACACAGAGAAACCCATTAAGCGCCAACTGCACGATACGATTGGCAACCTCTCCTTAAAGGAGTTGGTGGAAGTACTGAAAATACTAAACGATCGCCTAGATAAGTTAGTCAATGCACAACCGATATATGGCATCCACTCCCAACTAAACGATCGGCAACTATTCAACCTCCGCAAATTGCTTAAAGCCAGCTTGGATAAAGATGGCTTCTTAAGGGCTGACGGCATGGATTATGTTGCCGCCGCAGCGAAAGCTGAAAAAACAGGTCATCGACTTGTTGCGATACTGAGGGAATTACTAGAAGGCAGCTCTAACCCAGGCATCCTACAGCCATTGGTAAAAAGAGGTGTTACATCTCTTTGCTACGTGGTTGCTGAGTGGGACAATGGAGTACCCGCCCTTCGGAAGAACAGGTATACCGACTGGGGTAAAATGCTGCGAGATTTGGATTACCGAGAAATTGGGTCTAAAGCTCCGGCGTCCTGACGGTTGCCGTCCCACGTCTGCACTGGTGTTGCAAATTAGGTCGAACCTTTTAAAAAGGTTCGACCTAGGTCTCGCCAAAATGCTCAAAAATCACTGTTTAGCTAAGTCAATTGCTGACGCTAAGGGAGTTGGAACCTCTACGCTACTTGAGGCAACCCTGGTAGAGCAAGTTCCGACGATGAACTTAGAATCCCCGCTCCTTTAGGACGGGGAGGATGTCATCCGCGCCAGTCTTGAAGATGCCGATTCCCCCTCCTGACGAGCTTCGGTTTCCGAGTCGTAAGTAGTATTACTATTCCAAACTTCTTCGCCTTCTGGCGTATCGATTTTCACGGTATATTGGTAACCATCATCATCTTGGGTTACCTCTATGCGAGGCTCAACGGAAAGTTTTAACATATGAGGAAAAAGAAGAAACACCCTGTTCATTGTAAAAGCGCATTTTTTTGTGGCACACCGCGAAAATACGGAGATACCCCCCTAATTGAAAATACTAATCATAGAGGATGACCCAGATATTATTGACATCCTCTCAAGCTTACTTGAATCTCAAGGTTACCAAGTTGAAGTAGCGGTTTCAGCAATTTCTGGATTAGCGAAACTCCTCAAAGCTAAGTATCGCTTGGTTCTCTTGGATCTTGGACTACCTAATGAAGATACGGGGTTAGAGATTTTAAGAGAAGCTCGGAGCCTCGACAGCCGTATACCCATCGTCGTTGTCACAGGTTTCATAGATCGTCACCCATTCCGCACGGCGATGGAACTTGGTGCAAGTGACTATATTACCAAACCCTTTACAGAAGCGGAAATACTAGGAGCCATTAGCGCTCAACTGGGTAGATTGCCAAATAAGTTAGTTACCGATGTTCTTAGTAGTGGCGGTAATTGCTGGCAACTAGAGCTGCACGGATACCAATGCGAACCACAAATTATCCCTATAGACGGATCAACTGTCGTACTGGGTCGCAACAAGGATTGTGAAATATCCATTAATGATCCTCAATTAAGTCGCCAGCACTGCACCTTCCAAAGAATTGAAGAAGACGCAAAAAAGTACTACAACTTAGTTAGCGGTACAATCAATGCAATGCCAACTCCCTGCCGCAACGGAGTTTGGGTTAATCAAGTTTTGGTGGACTATGCGGTTCGACTGCGGAATAAAGATTTAATTTGGCTCAGTCGAGATCTCAAAGGCAAGCCCAGGAGTTGGGCTATCTTTGAAGAAGAATCTGACGACGTAGAGATCATCGATGAAGAGTCAACATATTCGGATTTTGTTTAAAGGGTTTCTTTTCGTCTCTTGTGGATCATTCGTTAGCTTTTTCTTTTATGAGCTGGTGGTTGTTTTCGTTCACGATCGCCAAGTAATTGATACGGCAAAAAGGTTACTCGCTCTGTCCACCGGGGTCTTAGGCTTTGTTTGCAAACTTGTTTGGGACGCGATCGTAAAAGAGAGGCAACTGATTAAGTCCAACACTGAGCTGATTGAGGACTTGCAACAACAAGTCGCGGAGTTGAAAGATACTACAAAAATCCTCCCATTCTTGCAAGCTCAACTGGCTAATTTACTTTCTTCTCGTAATAACCAATAGTGCAACAATTGGAAATTGAATCGGCATTGAAGGAGCGTTGAACCTTGCGGCGTATAGGTTACAGCAACTATTGAACGAGCAATTTGAAGGGTGCTTTCTCTCCAACTTTTATTGCTTTCATGTGAAATTTTAGGGCGTAGTTGGTTAGGAATTTAGTATTTGACCTACTACCACAGAATTCAGGCGATAGCAGTGCATAATTATGATTCCCCTGAGGTCCACCATCACCAGGAACCCCTAAGACTTCAGCTTGGATTCGATTCTTTGTTATCCATTCCAGCTCAATAATGTCGCCTGTCTCAAATACCAAAGCTTTATCCCATACGGGCGTTAAGCTTTGGGCAAACTCAATAGCTTCTTCCCAGGTAGATGTAGAAGGAAACGATCGCTGATAATTAGTGCCCTTTAAATCTGTCCACATCAAGCACTTCCCACCTCGCCCATTCCCATTTCGTTGCACTCTAGCGCCAATGTGCATTTTTTGAAGAATTTCTTTTGCTTGATGCAACTTAATTGGTTTAGTCTTGCTCATCGTTTTATTTTTTGTTGGCTTTTTTTAATCGCGCTTCCATATCCTTTTCGTCCTTGATATCGCCTAGCAATTTTGTGCTATCAATATCAATCCCAAATGATTCCAGTCGTTTAGCCATTACCTGTCGAACATCCGGTTCGCAGTGAGCCATAGCGTCTCTCCATGTGGGAGAACGCCCATAGCTATTAACAAACAACATTCTGTAGTAAAGCGTCGTAGCATCATGCGGCAGTTCTTCAAGATGCGCAACCGCGCACACTCTACACTTTCCTGATGCGGGTGGCAAGACTAGCCAATCGCTCGATGATTTAGACATCCTGTTGTGACATCTCCTACACTTCTATCTTGGTTGGTGATACTCTTTTAGTATACACTGACTTAGAAAAACATGAAAAATGATTTTGTTTTCAAAGGGAGGTCTGTTAGTGACCTGAAAGTACATTTAGTTTTAGTGACTAAACATCGTCGTAAAGTTTTCACAGCAGAGATGCTGGCTAGACTGAATATTTTAGTTGAGGACTTGCTCGAAAAACGGGACTGTAAGCTTATAGAGTTCAACGGGGAACAAGATCATGTTCACGCACTTTTCCAGTACCATCCAGACGTTGAACTCAGTAAGCTAGTAAATAATCTAAAATCTGTATCATCTCGGAAATTACGCCAAGAATTTGCAGAACACTTGGAACAGTTTTACTGGAGTGGTTCATATTTTGTTGCCAGTTGTGGCGGTGTTACTGTTTCTACTCTTAGAAAATATATTGAAGCGCAAGAATTGCCAACTGAATCAATTTAGAGATTGCTCGGTTCCGATACTTTTTTGCTAACTTTCACTAACAAACACATAAGTCAAGATGTTCTCTCAACCAAGGCGTATCAACCAATGCACGGAGAAAAATTCCTCCATGTTCTCCTCTCTCGCGCATTCATCTCACGCTCCTAAGAGTGAGGCGTGGGACTTCTGAAGAGAAAAGTTAAACTCTAACCGCGCCTCAAAGCTCGTTTTTCGCTAGTCGTCTTTTGCCTGCGATTCCAAAGTATCTTCCTTGCCCAATGGTTGGCTGAGAAGCGATCGCCTGCGGTTAATTTTCCAGACCGATTCCGAATGCCTGCGGAGCGTCTGAGGTAGTTCGATTTGGCTGCGGGGGAATAGTTGTGGCGATACCCCCTCTGTCCGGCGTGGATTAATTGGACTCGCCTGCCACTCCGAGCGAGTACCATGATTTTTTTGTTTCGGCGATCGCTTCTTCTGGGTTTGTTGAATCCCAAAAACGACTTACCAGCGTAGTATATGCGACCGTTTTTTCTTCTAACTCGCGATATATCAGCCATAGGGTTTTAAGGAAAGTATACTATTTTCTTTATCCCAGAAAAACTCGCCAGGTTGCAAGGTTCCGGTTGTTGGAACGTATCGGTAGCCGTCTAAGTCCACGTAGGCGATCGCTTTTATGCCGGGGGGTGTGGTCATCCTATACAGTCCGTTTTGCAGCTCTGGCGTGGGGAAGGTTAGCTCAGATGTAGATGGTGTACCAATGGTGCAAAGGTGAGCGCCGACCTTGTGGTTCGTGACTAACTGTATGTGGGCACCGAGGCTGACGGGCGATGTGTTGTAGTTGTTGGAACCCAGGAGGATAAACATTGAGGGTAAGTTTATTAAAGGAGGTACAAGTAATCGATCGCTATCCAAATGGCATAAAGCACACCTTTATGCTCTCGTGCGCCATCCATGAGATGTCCAAAATCAACGGTAGACCCAATCTCCCGATCCATTTTTACCGCCTTACTTCTTAGTGTTAAAAACAGTTTATTAAGCATAAGCATCTGCTCTAGAGTCTCGAAAAATAGTAATTTTGTCCGCTAGGTTTTCGCATTTTGTTGATGCGTTTCCTTGCCCTCCGCTTTCTGTAGGCGATCGCCTTTACCCGATGTACCCTGTTACGTCGAGGTAGTTGGGCTTGAAAGAGTTCTCGCTCTTTCGTCGCCCAATTGCTAATTACACTGCGACGCCCCTCTTTTCCTGGAGCAGCTTTTAAAGCCCTACGAAAAGCTTTTTCTCGACGCTTTAGTTGCTGTTTTTGAATTAGTACAATACCTTTATCCAGTTTCTCCTGAGCCAAGGTTATCGCCTTCTTTGTCCCCTGACCTAAAACATTCCCACTACGAGATATCGCCGCATAGGACTTGTTAAGGACATTACCACCCGTACCTCGGTAACTATTGAATCCCTTGCGACCTGCTCTATTAAGAGTGCGGTACGGCTCATTGAGCATCCGATCCGACGTGATAGCCGCACGGGATAGCATCATTCTTCGTTTCGCCATCCCCCGACCTCCTTGCAAAGCATTAACCCTGTTGGCGATTGGTTGAGCGGAGGCGATCGCCTTCAATGTTTTGGCGTACTTGCTGTTGTTCAGAAGTTCTTTGATATCACCGAAGCTGATAAATTCAGCCCGTCTACTATATCTTTGTCTTGGGTAGTAATACATATCTTTATCAAAACCTCGCGCGAGATGTTTAACATGATTTCCTTAGCGCAGAAATTACAGTTTGCCGCAAGCCTTTCTCACATTTTGCTGGTTCGTAGGTTGCTCCCATTTTTTCAAAAAGAGTCCCATTGTGCTTGAGGTATCCAGCGAACACCCAGTACTCTATAACTCCCTCTTTCTCTAAAACCTTAATTTTGAGGTCGTCATAAGGTTGCCGCTTAATTTTTCCTACAAGAACCACGATTGGGGCTATTTCTAACCGTAAATGACTTTTGTTGCAGCGTTTTGCAGAGTTGTTGAACTTGTCAAACAGTTTAACAAAACGTGAGTCGTCGCCGCCTAATACTGCGGCAAAGGAGATATCTGGGTTACTATTATTGCCACCTAATACGGCATCTACTAGCAGGGGTTCTTTCATGATTAATTTTTTAGCCTCTAATCCAACCATTAACAGTAAAACGTCCATTCCAATGGAGTCGAGATGGACACGAAATTGACAGCACTTGGTGTTGTAACCCACTGTCAAAGAAGACAATGGAGTTATTAATTGGCTCAACTTTCTCTTCACCAATTACCAACTCTCCACCAGTAAAACCTTTCGGCTCGGTATAGAAATAATAAACGTAAGTAATGCACCGATTAGCTGTATCAGGACTGCCGTTATCGTTGTGAATTCTGTAGTAACATCCATCATTGTGAGCCGTTAGCTGTGCTTCAATTTGGGACGCCTCAAACAGCTCCATACCCAATCTTTTGGTCACATCTGCAATAACAGTTGCCACTTTATCTGTAACCAGTTCAGAGGGAAACTGGTACAGTACAGCCGACTCCCTGTAGTCAGGTTCGTTAGTTGCCGTATTGGTTGGCACAAACGATTTCTCGCTCAGAATTGCCAATTTAATTAACTCTGAATTAGATTCTAAGGACAGGAAATTCTCAAGTTGCAGGTGCATAATTTCTTTCTCCTTCTAATATCGTACCACAATGTGGTACAGTAATGACATGACTAAAACAAAAGGGGTGAGAATCAGGCTGACCGATGAGCAGTATGCAAAAGTACAGCACCACTCCAAATCTCGCAAAGTTACCTTTACTCAGGTGCTAACTGAATTAATTGAGGCTTTGCCGGATGAGCCAACTGCGGTAGCGATCGCTAAGATAATTTATCAAATTAAGGATTGAATCTGATGAGAGAAGTTGCTATTAAGCCAGTACCCGAAGCGACAAAGGATCGACTGACTTGGCTCAAAGAATTACGTCCAGGCGATCTAGTTTATTACAGTAACGGAGGTTACAGGCCGCGCCCAGACCCCATTCACTTGGTAGTCAAAGTTACATCTGATGTCGTTTTTACCCGATCTATTGATGACTTTATTTTTGGAAGGAGTATCAATGGAATGAAAAGAGGCCTCATCTCACATCAAAACATAATGACAGAATGGTGCATCGAAACTGGTATCGCCTTAGATAAAAATCGCACCCATAATTTCATTCACCCCACGTTTGATTGCTCATTGGATACGTGGCTAAAAAAAGAAGAAGAAGGTACTTTGCCTGGGTGTTATAAGCCACCCAATTTAAAAGTTCTGGACTCATTCAGAGCTTGGCTGAGAGCAGGAAAATTTGATACCTAATTACCTAAAAAACAAGAAAGGATAAGTTACCAAAAAGCAGCTTCAATTGTGTTAGTTGAAGCTGCTTTTCATTGGCATTAGGAAACAATTTTAAACGGAATTATAGCCATAAAGTTTCCATCACTAAAGTTTAGAACCGCCGCCAGTTTAAAATTACCATCTGCAAAAGCTGGTGTGTTAGGAATTGTAATAGTGCCGCTACCATTTGTCGTGAGCGCTGTATTCGCCTGAATTACCGCTGTCGGATCAGCCGAAAGGTACTCACGATAGAAAGTAGCTGAAGAGGGGTAAATACCAATAGTATAATCACCTGGCGGGAAACCTGCTAAATCCCACTTCACCGTCATCGTCTGCCCCTTCTTCACAGTTTTCGGCGAGACAATACCAAGAGAAATATCTACCCCAGTGTCCCAATTTCCAACGACAGCGACGGCGCCGGTAGCTACTACATCTACACTCGTCAGAGAGGCATCAATACGAATTTCCCCGTACTTACTATCAGTCCATGTCCGCGTACTTCCCGGAGGTATTATACCCATACCCCAAGTCTTGTCCTCTCTGGGGAAGTAAACATAGGCAACACCTTCGCCCGAATTCTCAATAGAAAAACTTTTTGCCCCAGCTTGGATATAACCGGTTGTATAAGTGATCAGCTTTGACTCCGCAATCATACTCTTATTCCTCGTTGCAAGTCCGTAACTACCCAACTTAATCTCGATCGCGCTGATATCCAGATAAGTTGAAGGTTCTGGATAAACATCTCTCTCTCCTGCCGCAACGGCTTTGACAAGGAGGGAGGAAATATCGGTGGTATTGATATACACCGTAGCTGATTCATTAGGTGCGAGTTTAGTGGGGTCAGATCCATCCATCCCCTGAATCATCGTCCCCGATGCATCAAAATCCGCCGCATTCGCAGCCAATTCCCACCAAATATTATTCCCACCACCATACTGCAATTCCAACTTATCCAGGCTACTGCTGCCCTTGTTGGTAATCGACAAGGCGATCGCATCGGCACTGCCAACACCAATCACCTCTTGGGCGAACCCTGGTGCGGACTCAACCAAAACATTTTCACGATAAAAATTCAACATCAATTAAAATTCCATGCTAGTTTTTCAGTTTCAAGCAGCTCCAACCTAAAGCCACTTGTATAGTATTGGCGTCTTAACGGCGCAACCTCTTCTCCATTGCAGAGCAAATGTCCTGCCGTCAAGCTACCATTCCCATTACTTGTAACTCTCAAAATCCCCGTGTGGATACTGTAACCACGGTCTAGATCTTCCAAAACTAGTCGGCGCTGGAAGTCGTAACAAGTCACAAGCACCTTTTTAGTATTACCTGTAACGCCACCAGATAGCGATCGCATCATGATCTCTACCTCTTCCCTGATATCATCTACCGTTAGTTTCATTACCAACCGCTGCATCCCCTTGGCAACCCTCACCCCATTCCAATAATCAACATAAGCATCTTTCTCTCCCTCCGCCGATATTTGGTAATTTGCCTTGTCAACTCTTATATGGATTTGGGTGTCATTAACAATTAAGTCAGATAACCCCTTGGCTGCCCAGAATCTCCCAAAAGCGGGTGGGCATAAAAATACAATCTTCGGGCAAAATAAGTTGGGCATAAAAAGCTATCTGGTAAGTTTGGAAGATTTTTACCAGTCAACGATTTTCCACTTCCTCCTTATTCGGTCCTGGAATTCCACGCGGAGTAAAAGTCGGAACCTTAGTTGGATCCAATCGGCTGCCTAGTACAACTAACTGGCTAGCTCCAATACTTCCGACTCCTGCGATCGCAGTAACCCAATCCACAGCACTCAACTTGCCCGTCTGATCATATTTGATTGCCAGAGTCGCTGTTGCGGCGAACACAGCGCCTAGGAGTGTGCCATATACACCTATAGCTGTGCGGGTAAGGAACAGGTTTTTTGTTTCTTTTTCCAAATCGAACCTCAAACTATTAAAATAATGTGCCATAAGCTATGGGTATTGGGTTTGTTGCTCAGGGTTTGCTTGAGCTTCTGGTGGCATGATGGCATTGGTAATGTCTTGTTGTTGCTTCTGCATCTCCACAGATTTTTGAATTGCCGCCACTTGGCCCTCTTCGGTTTGTGATGGTAAATCCAACACACTCCGAAAGGCATTAATTACGCTAATGTCCGTTGTGGATAAAATGCCGGCACCGGTGCCTTGTAGAAGTAATCCAGCTTTTGCAAGAGCTGAAGTATCATCGCTACTGCGATCAATATCAAATTTACCCCAACCATCTTTTGCTGTAATTCCAAAATTATTGACAAGCATTGGTTTAACAACCTTCTCAATAATTTGGTCACGAATCGAAGCGATTAAAGCACTGATGTGACTATCTAGGTTTGTTGCCTGAAAACTGGCAACACCTGAATGACCAAAACCTCCGACTCCCTCGTTTGCTGCCAAATAAGGAACCGATTGAGTCATGAATAGTCGCCTATCAATATTGTCTAGTATACCTAGCGAGTAGGCTGAATCAACAGGCATCGGTTGCCAATTAATTTCATACTTTTTGTCTAAAACCACATAATGGTTTTTATCGAAAGACTGCAATTGTTGGTAAGCGTTTTCTACCGCTGAAGCAGTCATCTCGCGTCCGTCTGCCCCTTTGAGCGGCTTGCCGAACTTATCTGTAATAACGACAGTATCGCTTGTATCAGCCCGAACTATCCAAATACCCTGCGCCTGGTTTGTTGTGTTAACGGCAGCGTTAGCTAGTGCTGTTCTTTTAACTTTAAATAAGCCAATTGTTCTTGCCCCTGTTCCATAACCATAGGGATCGTTTTCGTATAAATTATTGCAAATATGAAGACACTTTTCATAAGGTATCTCTTTATTGGTTTGTCCGCTTTTATCTACGACGAACATCAATCCGTCTTTATCCCCCTTAACTCGTGTTGTTAACGGGCTGTGGGGAATCAGGCAATCTAGCCGCTGATGCCCATAATATCCAGGGGTATTATATTTCCAACCAATTTCAGCCGTAAGGAATCCAAAGAAAGAAGTGGTTGCAACAAAGCGCCCCACCATCTCTTCAACGGAGCCTTTCATGTCATTAAAAACACACTGGATGTATTCAGTTATCTTGTCATCTGGGTGCGAATATTTCCCTAGAGCCTGCCTTGCCCTAAGTTCAACAAACTTAAAGCAAAATCCAATAACCTCATCAAGTAACAGCACCTCTGCATATTCGTCTAAGGTGTGCTTTTTAAGAACTTTATTCTTTAGGCGATCGCGTGGAGTACTCCAAGATAATTCCTCAACAGCATTAGTTGTAAGTCGGGCGATCGGGTTACTGTATAGGTCGCTGGGCGTGGTTGTAGGGACAGGCTTGGTGGTAATCCTGTGGGGAAAATAAGAACTATTTGCTTTAGCTATTGGCATTATATCGAGGGGGAATTGTTCGGCAATTCTATATGATGTTGTTAAATATCCTTGCATTAAATTATATGTTTGCGACTCGCTACTGTGGTTCCCACCATCGCCGACTTGCTCTGTTTCGTAGCAACAATGTAGTTGCGTTCCGCCCAAGACCAAACTTAAAGCCAAGGCGAAGTTATGGCGTCAACACTTCAGCACCTCCCACTGGCGCTACTCCGTTCCGCTCAAGACCAAACTTAAAGCCAAGGCGAAGTTATAGCGTCAACACTTCAGCACCTCCCACTGGCGCTACTCCGTTCCGCTCAAGACCAAACTTAAAGCCAAGGCAAAGTTATAGCGTCAACACTTCAGCACCTCCCACTGGCGCTACTCCGTTCCGTCCAAAACCAAACTTAAAGCCAAGGCGAAGTTATAGCGTCAACACTTCAGCACCTCCCACTGGCGCTACTCCGTTCCGTCCAAAACCAAACTTAAAGCCAAGGCAAAACTTAGGGACAATGCTGAACCGCACAGGTACGACCAATACTTCTCCTGTACTTCGCCCTAAGACAATCGGGCGATCGCTAAATAGGCGGATTCAGCAAGGGAGAGCTTTTTACGGGAAGCAAATACGCCCCAGGGCAGGCATTGCTTATGGCGCAGCAAAAAACTTCCTAACCACGAACAAGATTGGTATGCGAAACCCATTTACTTTGTCGAGAATGAGTCGCCGAAATTACGGGATAGCTAATTTCGCTTTACCAATTCCCTCGTATCGAAGAAGTCCAAGGTTTGCCCGGTAACTTCGGCAATCTGCTCTAGCTTGTTTACGTCAATATCTGAAATCCCGTTTAAGTATCGGTGTAGTTGCCGAGGCGACAGAAAAACAGCTTCAGCCAATTGCTTCACTGTAAGACCTCTCATAGTACAAGCGGACGCGATCAAGCGCCCTCGTATCTGCTTGGCATTTAATCCAGCAAAAACAGATGTGTTTGGACGTTTCATAGTCGATTGCAGACATCTCGTGGTCATCTGCATTATATACATAATTTACATCGGCTATTGTGACGGTATGTAATTTTAAATAGCAGTCAAAATGCCGGGAAAAACTACCCGTCGGTCTACTTTGTCTCGCAAAAATGTGCGGGAAGATATGCGCTATTTCAATAGTGAAATTGTCGTTTCTCCTGTTAATTCAGAGGAAACAGATGACGGCATTATTGTTAAGAAAGCCCTAATTTTAGCCGAAGGGAGTCACATTGATTCGCTAGGTCGCCCCCATCGGTTTAGCGCTGACCGCATTTTTGAAATAGCTGAAAATACTAACACTTGGTTCAATCAAGGTAATCGCATTCCTTGGCTAACTGACCATAAAAAGACCCAATGGGACACCATTGGCGACTTGGAAGGACAACTCCAAGTCCGACGTATCACCAAAGAAGATATCAAAGATCAACGGGTTTTTCATTTAGTTGGAAAGCTGGGAATTTTTGTAGACAAACTAGTTGGGCGTGGGGCAGAAGTTGTTGGCAAGGTAAAGGATGGCATCATCAGTACCTTGTCTCCTGGACTTGATATTGAAACAAACATCATCAAAGAAATTTCAGCAACTCCAACCCCAGCTATTGCAGGTATGAGGTTATTTGCTCGTGGCACAGATCGTGCCAATCTTGCTTTGTCTTGGGAAGAAGCTGAAGCGGAAAAGTTTGATGACGACGAAGAATCCCGTGAGCAATTCATGGAATATGCCGAAACCTACTGGGATATTGTTAGCGGCATTTTCTCCTGCGGCAGTGATACCGAAGTAGACCCCATGATTGCCCAACAAGAAGCCCTCGACGGCTTCGTTGACAGGATTCTCGGCTTAATCGGCATGGATGGGACTGATGAAGACCCAGAAGCAGGTCCAACTACACAACCACAGGATAAAAATATGGCAATGAACATGGCACAGGCAGCCTACATGATGTATGGCGGCGGCGATCGGGCTGAATTTGCCTTTGGTCAAAGACGGCGAGAAAGGGAACGTGGGATACGGAACGCTGCTGTGGGCGCAGGTGCTGTAGGTGCAGGTCTTGGTGCTGCTCTATTAGCCCGTCGCTACGGTCGAGGCGCACAAACTCTACTAGGTAAAGGCGCTATTGGACTTGGTGGCGGATTAACAGGTGCTGGTGAAAGACTGCGCTTTGGTCCAGGTGGACGCCCAGTACTGAGTCCGGTTAGAGGGTTGCGAAATAAGGGCTACGCAGTAACTCCACCTAGACCGGTGTTAACGAAAGCAGGGCGACGTGCAAGAAACAGAAACAGAAGGAGGGCAATTGCACCACCAGTACTACGCCGGAGAATTGCAGCACCAGTACTACGCCGGAGAATTGCACGACCAATGCTACGCCGGAGATCGCAAAGAATCCAAATCGACTAAAAGCCAATGAACCTAGCCCTTCGCCTCCGCTCCCGAATTCGACAAACTCCTAGATTCGCTCTTCGTTAGTAAAAATCCAATCGAAGAGACAATCCCAAAAGCTCCTAAGAAAAGCAAAAGCCCGTTTCAGGATTATGAAGTCTTGGGAAGGAGGAGGAGTTGAAGAAATACCAAGCAACTTAATGTGAGCTTCCACAACGCAAGGATAAGCCAACTCTTAAAAAACAATATGAACAGATATAGAAGAGGGTATCGCGCCAACTTTGAAGCTGCCACGGCAGAGCTTGAAGTTGAGGAACAAGACTCTCAGCAAGAGGATTACCAAGAGATCTCACCAGAGGAGGAAGACGAAGGCGAAGCCATCCTCGAAGAAATGATTCTTGAAGGTGATGAAGAGGGAATTGAGGCGACTCTTGATGCAGTGGAAGAGAGCCTGGTAGATCAAGTCGAAGCTGGTTATTTGAGCGAAGAGGAAGCTGAGTACCTTCTAGAAGAGCAGATTGAAATGCTAGAAGCTCTGCTAGATGAAGTTGCCGACTTGGCTGAGATTCCCGAAGATGAGTACTACGACCCAGATGAGTACTACGACCCAGAAGACTACTACGACCCAGATGAGGACTACGAAGACGACGAAGACGACGAAGACTACGAAGACTACTACGACCCAGAAGACTACTACGACCCAGATGAGGACTACGAAGACGACGAAGACGACGAAGAAGATGAACTTGCCGAACAAGTTGGCGAGTCCTACCTTGATCAGATGGACGAAGACCAGTTAACCGAGGTGTATGAAGCCTCTATTGATGAGCTGGAACAAGACCTAGACGAAATCGACGCCTTATATGAAGCTGGTGAAATCGACGAAGAAGAGGCGGCAGATTGTTACGAGGAAGCCGAGGAAATGTGTGCCTATCTAGCACAAGAATTCGACTACTACCTCAGTGATGGTTCAGAAGAAGAGGGTATGTATGGGTACGACAGCGAACTTGTAAACGCTGACGCCATCGATGAACTTTCTCAAGAAGTCGAATACCAACGTTACCAAAACCAACAAATCCAAGCTGAATTTGCCGCATCTCAACAGGCTCAAGATGTTAGCGACTACCTTGACACCCTAGAAAGCGATGCCTCTGAACTAGTTCAAGCCGGGATGATGCCTTACCGAGTTTTTCAAGAAGAATTCGGGGAATGGCAAAGTGAACGCGATCGCTTTGCAGGATTTAGTCAGATGTGCCAAGCAAACGGTACTGACGCCAGCTTTGAACTAGCCCAAAAAGAACGTACTTTGGAAATGTTTCAAGCCTTAGCTGAGTCTGGATCTCCTTTATATACACCAGAAATCTACAGCAATGTTGCTGAATTTAGTGACCAAGAATTAGCTGAACTGGACAACCTGTCTGTCCAGTCACGTCGCAATGTCACATTATTATTAGGACTATAAAAAATGACTAACGGAACCAGGCGGGTATACGGCGGCACTCCCCCTATCGCTGCTCGTAGCGAAGGACTGCGTACCCCGAATGCTGTAACAGTTAAGCGCGATCGCCTATCACCCAACCGTAAAGGTGAGTGGTCAATACCTTCCCATCTTTTTCTAGCATTACTACCAGATAATAGCTGGGCTTTTTTGCCAGAAAGCAAAGTTGAAAAAGACTTTGTTGGCAATAAAGGCTATTTGGAGTTAGAGCAGGTATTCACCAAAGGTGACGTGCTGTGGATCATGGCTTCGCACCAGCAACTAACCTTTGCGGGTGTCACATCTGGAGCAAGCATCACCTTCTCTTTACCTGGACCTGGCTATTCTGCCACCTACACCTGGAAAGGTGCAATGGGCTCATCGCCCACCAGATTGGTGATGAATTTACAGAAGTTTTTTGCCGATGATCCGTACTTTAGCAACCGCATCTACGCGGTAGTTAACGGAGAAACTTTGTACCTATTCTCCTACCCACCCTTCAACCGCCTAAATATTATCAGCACTACCGACGTTGGCACAATCACCACATACCCAGAGCCGTCGCCTGCTATAGGTAACCCCTTCGCTCCTGCTATGCAGATTGGCACTATCGCCTCCATAGATCGCAGTGGTGAAATTATGCTCGAAGCTGATGTACCGTTCCTAGTTCCGAAAGGAGCCAACGTCGGGGTTTTAACCAAACAAATCATCGGCTATCATCCCCACGCCACCGACTGGTCAAACAAAAGCTCAATGGTTTTGACAGCGATCGAGCAAGGCACAGTCCGGGTTGCCGATATGCCTTACTGGCGTGATGGCATCTCCCAGCTCCTGATTCCCGACATCTCTTATCAACCTGCTTTTAATTAACAATAATGGGAAATATTGCCACCTGGCTCAACGAAGTTCAACAGAACATGATGGCACAGCAAACGGTCGATATGACCGAAGACAATGTGCTGAGTCGCAATGACTTACTGAACGAGTTTGTACCAATTCGTTTTTTGGAAAACTTTAACGAGTTGGCTTATCTCGTCAAACAGTCTTCCCCCATCGCCCAACTAGTCGGGCGCGGACAAGAAGCTCCCTTGGTTGGCATGGGCGAACTGAGAAAAATGTCTTACCAGCTAATCAAAATTGGTTTGGCGATCAACTACGACGAACAGACTCAGATTGATATGCGCCAAGCCGTAACCTTAGCTGCCAATATGGGCGTCGAGGTTTATGGACAGGCTTTGGCAGACGGCACTATAGTTCGGGGTGCGGATCAGGGGCTGGCGAAGCTGCTCTTTGGTAACTACGAAACTATTACCAAAGCCTTGTACGACATCACCAAATTCCTCACCTGTACCTGTCTCCAGTACGGTGGAACTTCCGGCTATAAATCCCCCCTAACTGGCGTAAGTCAAGACATTGACTACCGCGACGTTGACGCTGAATACGGCTTTGCCCCCTATGGTCGTTTGGCGCACTTCCCTCCTAGCCTAGCTGGTACAGCTAAAGCCTGGAACCAGTCAGAAACTGCAACAGCTTTTGAGGATTTGCGCGAATGGACGGACATCTATACCCAGTCAAATGGAGGTAAAGCTCCCGACGCGGTGATGTGGAATAAGGCGACAACCCGCGATGTTCTAAAGCAGCGCTCAACCTTGCGCCAGTTCACCACCATCAACAACGGTGGTGTCACCGTTAGCGGGGTGGAGACAGCCTCCAAAGATATGCTGCGCCGCAAGATGGAAGAAATGGAACTACCGCTGCTTATCGAAAATGATGAGCAATTCACGGAGGTTAACTACGCGATGGAAGGCGGCAAACAAGTTCGCAAAGAACGCCGCATCTACTTCCACAACACCCGACGTGTCACCTTCCTGCAAAGAAACATGGGCGAGATGTTGATAGGCCCAACGGTAGAAGGCGACTTCACTCCAGGATTCAACATTACTACCTACGAAAAACAAAAGCGTCCCATCCTCGATCAAACCGAGGGTTGGGGTAATATTTTGCCTGTTTTTGTAGACAGCAGAAAACTGTACAGCCGAGAGGTTAGGGATATTGCAGCATGACCATAGATTTCACCGACTTAAACCAGCTAGTCGTTATCCACACAGGATTTTACGTTAAAACCTTTGGCGGCGCTTACGACTTTATGCCTGCGGACACCAGCATCACACCTTACGTTTGGCGACTAGGACAAATCCCCCCAGAGTTTCGTAAAGAGGAATTCTTGATGGAGCCACCCAAGCCAAAGATTAGCCAGTACGAATGGACTCCACCCGCATTGGGTACGGGGGTTGTGGTGGCGCCGAAGCCAGCACCCACGGGGGTTAAGTAAGTATTGCACTTTTGAAACAAAAAAATGGAGCAAGTAATGCAGTAGTTCAGTATTGCAGCAAGTATTGCAGTAGTTAAGTATCGCAGCAATTAAATATGTTCGGAGTTGAAAAATGGAGAAAACATAAACGCCGTCGCCGCCTTAGAAGAGGTCTTAAATCCGCTCGTGGTATGGGAATGCACACGTTGAGGACGGTGCGTGATGGCGCAATCCAATCCCTTGGAGTCGGTGCGCTTGGTTACGGACTGACTAAGTTCAGACCCTCTGTGGCTTTCAGTCGAAACGCAAGCTTTAAAAAGCGCCTAACCCGCGACCATCGCCGCAAAATCAGCCGCTCACTCAAAAATCGAGTGCCATTTGACCAACAACTTAAACGCGGTGAATCTGTATCCAAAATCTTCCGTAACACGGCAGGTGGCTTTAATCGCCTTGCCTCTAGTAGGAAATACTTACACGAAGCTAGTCTTGTTGCCCGTCGCCTTGGTGGAGCGGAAACAGGACTAAGCCGAGCTGACCGTATCAGCGCTGTTCTTGCCCGTCGCAGGAGGATTTTTTGATGTACGAACTGAAATACACAACCCTTGGCGCGATCGCCAATATGTTTCCTTCCTTGTTTTTTGAGGGATCAATTGGTCCAGCGGATGAGGCTTTTGATAGTTACGGCAAACAAGTCATCCCGACGGCACTAGTCTTGGACGTAGCTTGGCAGGAGGAATCGGAAATTACCCGCATCTTTGGGCAAATTTACGAACTACCTTTACGCCTAATCATTGATGAAACCAAAGCTGTGCTGTCTAAGATCTCCAACCATCAAATTACCGCCGAACTGAAGCGGCGACTGATGGAACAAGACCCCGTACCTTCCATAGGTTCAACGGCGGGAGCGGGTTCTAGTAGTAACGAGGCGATCGCTAAAAACCTGCTTCTAACCTACACAGTTGGACACAACATCATTGTTCCTGGCATGGGTCCACCACCCCAAGGTTACGGACCGATGCAGCCCATCTTTTTGGATGGAGAAGTCCCACGGACTGTCGTCCCCGACACCGTAGTAGAACGCCGCATGAGCTTTGGGCATTTTACCAACGCACCACCCATCGTGACTACCACCAACTGGCTAAACCCAGTAGTCATAGCAGGACAAGAACTACCCATAGCACCCCAAGGATTTGATGTATATGACTAACGAAGAAAAGCTTTCCGAACTGATCGAGAACACCACCACCGAGCTGCTGTCAAACTTCCTTCCCGAAGCAATTAGTTTAGGCGCAACCCCGGAAGTTGTCGCCAATCTTGCTAGCGCCATTTCTTACCTTTCCTCTAGCCACGACAACTTCATTGATGAAGATGCCGTATACCAAATTGAGGCAGAGCTAACGAGTCAAATTGAGCAACTACAGGAAACGGTTGCCGAATTGGAAATGGAATTAAGTCAGCAAGACAATATCCAAAGGCTTCAGCCCGATGCCGCCTCTAAAAACGGTCGCATCAAGGAGCGCATCTCCGCCCGTCGTCGTGGTTTTGGAGCCTAAAATATGCCCCTATCTATCTCTATTTCAGCAACAGGGTTAGAGGGTATGTCGGCAAAACTTGACACCATGTCAAATGCTGTGGACGACTTAAGCCCCATTGCCCCAAAGCTTGCGGAAATTGTGCGCGACAAGCACCTAAACCCACTATTTAAGAGTGAACCCAGCACCCTAATCGGTGGTCAAGTTTGGGGAGGAGTTTACCACGCCCCACTAAGTCGCGCCACGCTATTAATGCATCCCCGCCGTAGAACCGGACAAATTCATATTGATACCGGACGACTTTGGCGTGGAGCTGTTACTGAAGGTGGTGAGGGTAATCGCTATGACGTAGATGGCACCGAGTTCACCTACGAGCTAACCGATGAACGTGCTCCGGCTTTGCAGGCAATGCGACCAATTCTATTCTGGCATAAAAGCTTACGCATTGCCATGACCGAGGCGATTGTGACCTACCTACTTCAGATCTGGAACCAGTGACCTATTCCCCTGCTACCGAACCGTTACTTGTTGACGACTTTTGTCGCGGCATCATGCGCTTTATCGCGACTCGACTTAATGCCAACTTTGCGATCGCCCATGAACTGCACAAAAACGGATTAAACGTAGCAGATGCTGGGGCAGAACCCATTATTCGAGTTATTCAGGCTGGAGATTTCAAAGAGTACATCGTCAAGTCAAAACGAGATCACGACGCTTTCGACGGCTCAATCCTAGAATTTCCCCGCCTTAAAGTTTACCGAGTTAGTGGTTCAACCCCGCTTCGCAATACTAGTAAGCGATCGCGTCTCCGCCTTTCCTACCTCCAGAAGCTCACAGAAATACATCGCCTACCAGGGCTTTGGGAATGGCTAGAAGACATGATCCCCGAACTACTCAATATTTACCAGTTTGAACATACAGGCTGTAGCTGCAACATTGAGCAAGATGGCGACATTTCCTTTAGTCATAGTCCTCGCTTTGAAGTAGTAGGAGGAAGACAAGAATTAGTGTACCGCAGTGACTTTGACTTTAGCGGTATTTGTATTCGTAAAGCTGCTGTTTTTTAGGGTGACAAAACATGATTAGCACCAATCGAGATGATTACGACAAAGAGACAGAAGTGCGACTGATTATGCCCATACGGGTAGGCGATCGCTCTTATTCTCCTGCTTTTTATAAGCCAGGCGATTTACCTGATTACGCCTACAAGCGGAAGCTCGTTTATCAGTATGCCGACATAGAACCCGTCAAAAATCCTCCTCAAAATCCCCCCATAAAAACAATTCAACCCCCCCAATAAATCATGTCAGATATTCGTGCCTTTCAAGGTGGTATTCAAGGCGTTGGCGCAATTTTAATTATTGAGCAAAACGAAATTCTAGCCCTTGAAAAAAACTTCCACTTTCCTAATGCTGCTATTACTGTTAACCTTGGTTTTGCTGAAGAAGTGATGGAGGGTATCAACCCCCTTGGTCGCAAGGTGACGATGGGTAGCCGCATCACCGAAGAAAAACCTGTAATTGCGGTGCAGTTTGCCCACTCTCGACTTGAGATACTGGAATTCTTATTTGGTCGCAAGTTTGAAAAAACTGCCAAGGTTAAGCGCTTTGTTGAACAGTTTTCAATTCCTTTGGACGGCGTAAAGCCAGCGGTTGTTGATCCAGGAGTACTGGGCTGGAATATGGGTGCCAATCAACTGGATACCAAAGTTTCCGTAATGTACGACGCCATGAGCTATCCCTTGTTTCGTGTCCCCTATAGCGTAGCACCCATCCCTTCTGGGTCTTACCAATTTATGCAAGGTGTGTCTAGAGAGCTGAAGTTCGACCCCTCACTAGCTGGCAAAACAGTTACTTTCTCTGGCTCCCAAGCGTTTGATAACTTGTGGGATTTAGGAGAAGAGCCACTTGGGGCTTACACGGTATTAATTCAAATGCCGATGCGACCGGACAACAAAATCCTGAGCATTGAAGCCAACAATACCTCGGTGGCATTAGCCGGTAATATGTTAGATCCTCAAGCGGCTAGCCTACCCATTAACTTCCGAGTTGACCAAGAACTAGGTGGTTGCGCCACCATGCAGGTCACTTACCTAGATTCTAAGATTGCTTGCTGATGGATAATTTTGAAATATTTTATGATCAAGATAAAGGGCAACCGGAAAAACAGCAGTCTGTAATCGTCTTGCGCGGTCCACGCTCTGGGTATGGTGAAATCAAGAACTTGTTATCTAAATTGCTAGCAAGTTTTATTTATTTTGGCTGTAGTCGCGGTGAGCTATTTGATAGTACAAACGAACGGGTTTGGGCAGATCTACGGGCTGTTGTCCCTCTACTTAACTTAGTTGGGGGTGGAACTTTAGATCTTGAACGCATTGATGACTTTCAACTACTATCTATTTTCTTCACCGACAATCCGGTGGAATTAAGAGGAAGAGTTGTGGAAGTTGAAGACGAGGACGGACGTAAAACCTTCACACCTGGGAAGCTTTGCGCCCTCTACGGATTCAATTTTTTAGACTATCACCAGAGCTGCCGGGGGATTTACGGCATAGCCCTGGAGATGGCGAGACAGCGGATGGAGGAAGAGGAAAGTCTGGAATTGGCAAAACAGGTAACAGCGACGCCGTAACAATTACTCAGCTAATTGAAATTTATGGCGCTGAAGGTGCGCGATTCTTGTGGTCTAACTTTGACCATCAAACTATTGATGATTGCGTTATTGAAACAATCGAATGGCGTAAGCCAGAAGAAGAGCGCAAGAAGGAAGAAGACCAGGAACATTACCAAGAATTCTTAGCAAAAAATCCCAACTTTGCCGAGAATTTCTTTGAAGAAGCTTTACGCAAAAGGAGAGAAAGTCGTGGCATCAAAACTCAAGAACTTCCAACCACTTTATAAGAAAATAGAAGCGGTTTCTATCCCTTTAAAGATTCCTGAAATTGGCTTGGATGTTGAACTTAGCTTTACACCACCAAGTCAGAAGGTAAAGGACTTGATGGATGGATATTTAACAGCCATAGGAAAAAAAATAGGCAAAACCAAAGCAACTGAGCAGGGTGTGTCTATGGTTGTAGATTTAATTATCTACATGAAACAAACAGCAACTAGGCAGTTAGCTCAAGAGCACAAAGACAACCCAGAAGTCAGTAAACTTATTGCTGATCTTGAAACTATTTTAAATGCTAAATACGAAACCTATGAAAAATTAAGTTATTGGATGACTAGCGATACTGAAGCTGTCTCCTTCCTACATCCAGCGATCGCCTTGTGTTTTCCAGAAATTACCGAACCAGAAAACTTGCAAGACCAAATTAAGTTCATCCTAGCTGTTAGTATTTTGAGTGCTTCTGGGAAAGTGATGAGCTTGTGAATCCGTAGAAAAAAAAGTCTTTGGCAGTGCCAGATTAGTTGCTTTTTTCCGTCCCTCCAAAAAGCCGCTATCCCTCCCTACCTTGCTTCGCTGAAGGCAGGGACTCCCGCGATTCGTTGATACTCCTTATTTGCTCTTATTCTAAATCATGGAAAACGAAGGCAACGCCATTCTCTCGTTTCAGGGTAAAGACGACGGACTTACCCAAATCCTTGAAGCAGGTTCGTCTGGGTTTGAGAATTTAACTCAAGCTGTCTCAGGTACGACGGATGGTTTTGCTAATCTAGAAAAAGGTTCTGGCGTCTTTGAAACAGCATTAAAGCGGATCACAGGCATGGTAGGGCGTAGCCGTAGCGCTTTCGACCTCCTCGGAAATAGTGCAGATACGGTGGGCGACAGCTTTAGTTTTAGCGCCAAAGCCACCGAAATCTCAGAGAAAGGCATTGTCAAGATGGCTGCATCAGCCTTGGGGCTGGGCAAGCAAGTTGGCTTTGTCAATACCGTATTGGGTCCAATGGGGGACCTCTGGCGCGATGTAGATGAGGCAAGTGGCGGGGCTCAAAAAGGCTTCGCTGTCATCAATGCCATTAGTAAGCCACTAAGTGCAGGATTAAGTACCGCCTCTAAATTTGCCGCAAATTTGGCAGAGCAGATGGGTATTCTGGGCACAGGGGGGGAAGAAGTTAGTAATGTTTTGATGGGGGTTAGTAAAACTCTAGCTAAATTGTCAACTGGTGTAAAACTTGTCGATTTTATAGGGGATGCTGCTCGTCTACTTGAGTCAGTTAAAAGCTTTATTACAGAGGACATTCCTGCTTTAGTTGAGGGATTGAAAGGGATTAAAGAAACTGCCGACAAGCTGGGTGTGACAGCAGCTTTGTTCGGCACAAAAATGCAGACATTGCGTACTGTAGCGACAGTCTTTTCCTCGGTTACAGGGTTACTACAGAAAATTGGATTAGTCGGAAAAGTTACTCTCAAAACCTACAGTGACTTCTTTTTGAAGTTCATGGAAATCAAGGAACTTGTCGGACTAGTCAATAATCTTTATAGCGCCCTCAGAAACGCTAGCTTGCAAATGCAGGGGTTGAACGATGCGACCTCGGCTTTTGAGGCGATCGGCATTGACACTTCAATGGCGCAGTTAGCTATCAAAGTGGGTGCTGTTGGTGAGGGATTGATTGGTAATGCCCAGGCTTGTCGTGAGTTTGCTAACGCTGCAATTTCATCCTTCGCCAAAGTTCAAGACCAGTTATCTTACCTGCAAACTCTCAGTACCGCCGCTAGTGAAAGTCAGGAGGGTTTGTTTTCCTCCCTATCTGACTTGACCAAGGGACCGTTAAAGAATGCCGTAGACGTAACCCAGGCGGCATCATCTAGTTACTACGCCATGTCAGCCGGTGCCCACAGCTTGAGTCAGTCTAACTTGCTGTTAACGGCGACAACTAAAGGGGCGATCGCTGGGCAAACCGATCAAGGTGCTGCGATTAACGCCGTCACCAACGCCATGAACCCATTCAGGATCAGCTTCCGGGATACGGATAAGATCATGGGGCAGTTCTTTGCGGCGACAGAAGCAGGGCAGCTCAGTATGGGCAACCTAACGGGGGCGATCGGTGAATTATCCGGTGCTGCCAAGTCGGCTAACGTTCCTCTTTCGGAGGTCTTGGGAATGTACGCCACACTAACCAAAACAGGACCGCCCGGAGAATCTGCAACTCGATTAGGTAACCTACTTCAAGATGTAACAGTCGTTTCCGGTGATGCGAAAGATGAGCTAGACAAGCTCGGCATTCGTGTCGATAAATTTGCCATTCAACAAAAAGGACTATTACCAATACTTGAGGAAATCTTTGCAAAATCAGGCGGTAATGATGCCCGACTGAAGAAGATCTTCTCTAACGATTATTCTATGCAAGCGGCTAAGAGCCTAATCGTTAACGCTGGAGATGCCAAAAAGATCATGAAAGAGGTAGGCAGTGCAGGCGCTGAAACCTTGGACAAGATGTTTGATACAAGGCAGCAATCTTTGGTCGCGAAAGGCACGTCCTTGATGAATGGCTTCAAGGACGTGATGGCAGACTTTGGGCAGCGGGTTTTGCCGATAATTAACAGTGGTGTAGACGTACTGCAAAATGTTCTTAAAGGCTTCCAGCAGATGCCGGAATGGCAGAAAGTTTTCATCGCCGGCATTGTCACCACAACGATTGTTGCCGAAAGGTCTGTAGATGTTTTTGGCAACCTGAGTAGCATCATCTTAGGTCTTGGCAAGAGTTACTTGGTAGCTCGTGGTTTTATGCTACTGACAACTGGGCAGTTGTTAGTTGAAGCGAAGGCTGTCTACGGGTTAGTTATAGCAGAAGAGACGCGCATCGCTGGATTATTGAGACTGATTGGTGTCGAAACTGCTGTAACGAATGCTCAGGGCGCTGCGATCAAGACACAAGGCTTGTTTATTGTGACAACAAGGCTGTTAAACGCTGAAATTAAGCTATCTAACATATCTTTTGCTGGCTTCGGTCAGCTACTTAAATCAGGTTTATCTAGTGGAGCTGGAGCAGCAGCAAGCTCATTTTCCTTGATTGGGAGCGCACTTTCAGCACTTCGCGGTGGGATTGTGGCATTGTACAAGGTTGCGATTCCATTTTTACCTGTACTACTCGCGATCGCTGCCGCCTTTGCTGCTTTTGAAACAGGCAAAGAAGTCCTCCAGTTGCTTGGCTTAATTGGCTCCGAATTTGAACAATTGGAGAAAGAAATTACTAAAACTGACGACGCTTTCCTTCAATTTTCGTCATCGGTTGGTGAAGCTAAAAAAACAATTGAGAAACCGACAGAAAAAAAGACTTGGTTTGATCAGTTTAGAGAAAACCTTGGACTGGTTCGTAAAGATACGGATGAGTTCACGGGTTTTATCAATACTAAGGTTTTGCCTTTAATAAATTTAGCTGCCAATGCCATCAATTCCATAGGCGGCATTGGTGAAAAAGATGGCAAGAGCAATCCCTTAACGTCTTCGTTATTGAAGGCACTTCCCAGCTTGCTTCCTGGTGGTGCTGGTACTGCCGTTAATATAGCAAATGCCGCAGTGGATGTAGGTGCTGGAACCGATAAAAACACTAAAGAAAGAAAAACTATAATAGACGATTTTTTCCTCAACTTTAAGAAGAGTCGTCAAGCGAAATTAGACGCTGAACTTAATGCTATATACGAGAACGGCGATCGCCTAACCAATGATGAAATAGATAGAACTAGAAAATATAACGCCAAGTCCAAAAAAGGACAGTTCATTTCAGCCGATGCAAGTCAATTATTTGGCGCTTCCCAAGATGAAGCTAAAGCCAGAGGGGAGTCGGCGATCGCTGGTGAAGACTTTAAGAAGATACTGGAAACAGAGCAAGCGGCTCTAGGCCAACAAATTAAAATCAACGATAGGCGTGTTGAAGATTTAACCAAACAACTTAACAATCCCCAAACTAGAAAAGCCCGTAAAGAGGTAATCCAGGAGCAGATTAAACAACTTAAGGCTGAAACTAGCGCTCTAGAAGAAAATAACCGCGCTAAAGAAAGATACCTTGGCAACTTGAACGCCATCACCCAATCTATTGATGAAAATAATGCATCAACTAGTTCTAAAAAGGTAATTGAGGGCTTAGTTAATCAACAAGAAGATCTAAATACTCAATCTGGCGGCAAGAAGCGGGGTGAATATCGCCAACTGTTTGGTGATGTCATGGCTGGCATGAACAACACCGGAATTTCGCAGCGACGTTCTAACAGCCAGTTGTTGACGGCAATCAAGAATTTTGAAGATAATGCCATCCAAATTAACGGTTCTGGTGGTGTCAAGAAGATTGAAGAACTGGTTAAGATGCAGCAAGATGCTGACACCTTGCGCGATGCTGTTGTTAAGGGTGCGGGTGAAAACATCAGTTACCAGTTAGCACAGCAACTACTACAAAGAATTGGTAATCAAGAAATTGATATTGATGTACCAGAAGTTAAAGATAAAAGTGGTAAAGTAACGCAGCCAGGTATTAAAGCTAAGGGCAAAATACTGACGGCTGACCAACAGCAGATGTTGGTGCAATCTAAGAACGATGTTAATCAAAAATCTGTTGAATTGAATGCTGCCAAGATACAGCAGAAGGTGGAAGACGTAAACCTAGATGAGTCCAAAGGCAACCTATTATCAGGACAAGCTCAACAGAAGAGACTAGGTTTACAAATTGAGATTAACCAAGAGCGACTAAAAAATGCTCAAGCAACTGAGAAATTAATAGTAGAAAATTATGGCAAAAACTCACCTCAATACATCAAAGCCGTTCAAGACCGTCGCAATATTGAGCGCCAAATTGAGAAAGATAGTTTCGATAAACAATTAGCTGCCGACAACTATTTTACCGAGCGCCGAATTAAGTTACGAGAACAGGCAATTTCTCGCATTAAGTCAGCAGAGGATCAGCAACGTTTTACCCCTGGACAGTCGCAGATTGCCATGTTAGGGGAAGAGCAGAAAATACAGGTACTGCAAGCCTCGTTGATACGCAAGCGGATGTCACGCATGAAGGACACCACGAGCGATGCTTACAAGGACTTGCAAATGCAGTTGGAGCAGAGTGAGCGTGATGGTGAGACTAAACGCTTCCAGGAGAGTCGCGCTAGGGAAGATTACGCCTTAGATCGACGGGTTAAAAATTACGAACAGGCGATCGAGGAGATTAAATTATCAGAAACTTCCCTACAAAGAACTCAATTTGAATCTACTCAAGCCGTCTTTGAACAGGAAACTAAGATTAACGAAGAGCGCTTAAAATTAGCTGACAATCGACTAGATGCCGCACGAGTCAGGACTGGGGAAAACTCGGATGTAACCAAGGATGCTGAAATTGCTGTGCGCCAGCTAGAGCGTGAGCAGGAATCTCGGCGCATCCAAATTGAAAGAGCAAAGGTAGTTCGTGATATTGAAGTTGAGCAACAGCGATCGACTAATAGTATAGAAGTTCAAAACCAGCTACTCAAGGCGCAAATTAACCAGGTTGATTTAATAACAGCAAGGTTACAGCAGCAGCAGGAATTAGTTGATAGTCGTAACAGTTTGATCCAATCAGTTAACGCAGGTTTAACAGCTCAACTTGACTTAGTACAGAAGTTGGTAACTGACGAAATATTGGCATCAAAAATACAAGCGACGGCGGCAAGTACTAGGTTGACGGTGTTAATTCAATCTCGAAAGATTGAGCAAGATAACTTGGTGCGTCAGCAAAAACAGAAGGAACTTGCCTTTACTCGACAACAGCTTGACTTAGAAAATAGTAAGTTAGCTAATGAGCGATCGATTCAGGAAGAAAACTTTAACTACCGTAAACTAGAAGCCACTCAAAAATTAACTGATGAGCAGGTTCAACAGCATCAGTTAGCGCTATCGGTACTAAATCAACAGACGGACTTACTAGCAGGGCAGGAAGATAATTTAAAGCAAAATGTTGCCGCACAATCGGAACTTAACAGCAACGCCAGAGAAGAGTTGCAAATCAGACAAACCCAAGCAAAGAATGGCGGGGTAATGGATGTTTTGCTTGCCAAACAAACGGGTATGACAGCTCAGTTAAGCAAGGAAATTGACATCCTACAAAAGCGTCAGGACTTTGCTAAAACTGCGGTTGACAATTATTCCAATCAGTTAAACTTATTGTCTCAAACAACTAATTCCGAACTGGAAAAGCGCGACATTGCCGCTGCAATTGCTGCAATTAAGCTCAACTCCTTGAGCCAGCAACAGGAGATGGAGCGCAAGGTTTTAGATTTACAAATACGCCAGAAGGAAGCGGTACTAGAGCAAGAAAAATCTCGCATCCGCATCATGGAAGCTGAGAACAAGTCGCAGATTGCCGGGGCTAAAAGCTCCATCCTGGATGCGATGGAGTCTGGGAAGTCAGGTGAACAGGTGCAAGCTCGTGTGGAGGTACTCAAAGGGTATCTAGAGGCTAGTGCGGCAATGAAAGCAGCAAGCTTGCAGTTGGAGGATAGGGGTGCGTACGAGAAGCAGTTAAGCGCATTTGAGAAGGCATCCCAAGTTCAATCACAAATTACTCAGAGATCGTCGGCTCAAATGGAGCTTGCCTCTAACTTACCAATGGGTGCACAGCGAAACTTCAAGGAATTTATTCGAGGTAACCTGTTGCGGCAGATGGGCGTAGGTGAGCGCAATATTATGTCACTAGGCGATGTCACCGCAGGGCAGCAGATGAGAGCGGGATATAGCAATGGTGGTATGTATGTACCAATGCCAGAAATTACTATACCAAAGCAAGTTGATTACGAGAAGATTAGAAAAGACGTACTTAGCCAGCTTGGTGAATTTGTTCCACCATCTAAGTCCCCCGCTAAAGCTCAATCAGAAACACAGTCAGCAACGGCACTGACAGCGATGCAGGAGCAAATGGTTGAGATGCAAAAGCAGCTAAAGAAGGGCGCAGAATCCGCATCCGCCCCGTCGTCCGTAGATCAGAAGAATACTTTTAATGTTTATCTGCCTGCTGGTAGTACGAAGCAGCAGGCAGATGATTTGAAGGAACCTTTCTATAAAATCCAGAAGGATCTATGGGAGAAGGTTCGGCGGGAGATGAATTGACACTCCCCTAGCTTTCGTCTATTCTTCCTTCAATCCAAAGTATCTAATCGCAATGCAACCTCTAGCTCCCGCCTCTTTAGTTCCATCTCCTGCAACTGGGTATTAATTACATCCTTCTCCTCGCGCTGGGCTACTAGATTAGCCTGATACTTATTTAACAAAACCTGCTGCCTTGCAAGTAGTTGTCGAGACTCATCAGCCATAGACGCGATCGCCTTAACTGCCGCTGTCATATTACGAATTAGCCGTAGTTCAGAGACGCGGAAATCAAATGTTTTCTTGGCAACAGAACCCTTTAACCACAGCGTCGTCAAAGTTCTGTCACAAAACCCCTGTATCCTGACCCATATCTCGAAACCCGCATAGATACCAATCCTGTGGGAGTCACCATTCTTCCCAAACGTCAGCATAATCGCGTGTACCTTTTGATGGATGTGCTTGTCTGCCGCTGTCTGCGCCTGCTTAACCATTGGGATAGCGAGTACGCTGATAGCGATCGCTATCGGCGTACTTGTACTTAATACCTTGCAAGCAAAACGAGGCTTAAACTTAATCTTTTCTCGCGGCACAAAATCAGCGCCAAAGTATTGCACCCCATCCACTTCACAAGCAAACACCTGACTTTCTTGCCCCCAATCTTTAGCTAAAGTCGCATCAGCTTCAATCGAATCTAATTCCGATCCTAGTATTTCAATTTGCCGTCTACACACCTTAATATTGAAGCTGATGCGATTGATATCTGCGATATTGAGCGCCGCACGGGTTTTGTTCTTGTCAACCTCAGCTTTGCACCTTTCATGCTCCATAATCCGCTCATCACCACAACTCTCTGCCTTGAGCATCAAGTAAATAGCCGATGCCTCATCATTTTCCACAAGACGCCGCACCGTAGGGTCAGCACGTCGTATAGATTCCTGTCGCCGAGACTTCTGCTCTAACTGCTGGAACTCTAAAGCATTTGCCCCAAAGCGACCATTACGACCGCGAGTTAGGTACTGATAAACCAGCACCTGCTCGTTTTCATTTCCGTAACGAATACCGCGACCGAGCTGTTGCTCGTATTGATCTGGTCGAACTGGGATATCGACCATGTGCATCACCTTAATTTTGCGCTGCACATTAACCCCAATCCCCATCGGCTCAGTCGAACCAATGACCACGCGCACCTCCCCGGCGTTAACTTTGTCAAACAGTGCTGCTTTCTTCTCATCACCTGAGAAATCCTGGATAAAAGCAACCTCGTCAGATGGTATCCCCCGCTCCACCAAGCGATCCTTCATCCACTCGTAGATGGGGAATTTGGCACTACCCCCAGGCGTACCCACACTTAGAAATACCAATTGAACTGATCGCTTGTCCTCAGTCAATTTCCACCAACGGTAGATACGCCGAACCACCTGAGCTATCTTATCCCCTTCCTTAACTGGCACCGAGCTATCAATCAACTGCGGACAAACCATCATCAACCGCGATTCAGAATATAGCTTGAGGTTGCCATCTGTAATACTCTTTGGCTCAATCTCCAACTGTCCTGCCATTTCCGTTGTTAGAACTGGCTCACCCGATATGGGGTGAACCAACCTCTTACCTTTCTTGTTTAGCAGACAGCCATCTACGTCTTTTGCCAGGAATTTTACTGGATTACCTTTTTTCGCCAAAAGATACCGTTCCCTGATTTCATCCAGTTTTGCCAACTGCCACTCACTTAGATCACATCTGACCACCTTCTGTTTGACCCCAGGACACTCGAAATTACCCTGCCCTGCTACATCCCCTTTACGCTTAATGTGGACAACCTCAAGCCACATTCTCAGCAATTCTGGTAGATTAACGAACTCACTAAAGCGATCAGTTGCACGGATTCCATCACCTACATGGAATTCGTGGCTGGTGACCACTCTCCCGAAGTTAGCCGCCCAAGAATCAAAGTGAACCAAACCCCGATCTTCCAAGGCAGACATTTGCAAGTAACGCTGGAAGACATAAATCCCCAAAATTGAATTAGTCGGCTCCGGTGTCCCGGTGGACATAATTAGATAGCCTGCACCGTGAAGACTTCTTAAATAGCCAAGCTTAAGTTCCAAATCTTCAGCCCGTGCCGATGTTGATTTTGACAATCCTTTGACTTGGAGTTTCGTTGCTACAAAAGCATTCTTATACTTTTGCGCTTCATCTATAATTAACAAATCAATGCCGATGTCTTCAAAATGGATACCTACATCGTGCCGTTCATTCAATACTCCTAACCTGTCTTTTGCAACATTTCGAGCTAATTCAAGCTGCTTAACTACCCGATTACCCCGACCTTTCCTCGTTGGTAGTTCACCATGAGAAAATAGTTCGTTCAACTCATCCTCAATAATTTCGAGCTTGCGGTCAATGTAGTTAGCTTCAGTTGCTAACCTCACAGGTAGCTTATTAAAACTTTCGTGGGTTAGGATAATTGCATCCCACTCCCAGAAAGCCGCTTTAGCAATGAGCCTTTGACGATTACCCGCACTGCAATCCTCTGGTGTGGCACAAAGGACTTTAGCCTTGGGGTACAGTTCTTTGAATGTGGAGTAAATTTGTAGTAGGGTACTGCGCTGGACAGCAAACAGAACCTTGCGGCAAGTTTTGTAGTACTTCCGTAACATACAGGCTGCGATTAGGCACTGAGTCTTACCCAGTCCAACCTCAAGCCCTAGCAGAGTATTACCCGCGATACACATACGCCAGATGGCGTCTAGTTGGTAAGGGCGCAACTTATTCGCCCACTCCTCAGTCATACCCGACGCAATCAAGTGAGGTCTTAAGTGCTGCCCTGAGTCATCCCAGTTAGGCAATACGACTCGATTCATCAACGAGTTATAGAAATTTTGCAGCTCCTCACCCCGATCGCCTTCCTTGCACCAGTTGGAGAATAATTGATGCAAGGAATCTTGTTTGGCGATCGCTTTCGCTGCCTCTGTTTCTTGGTCGCGCATTTTCGGTGTCTTGAAAAAGAGCGCCATTGTGAATAATCCTTCTAACGGATTTTCGGCGATCGCCCTGTACCAACGAACATCCCCCTTTTCGTCAATCCAACGGAAGCCGTGCATCTCATTTTCTTGACCCATTCCATTGGTAATTATCTTGACATCCCACGCCCCGGTTACAGTGGAGTAGAAGAACTTAGTTCTTTCACCAAAAACCTCTAAGCAGAAGTCCTCGTAATATGAAAGAGGAATCCAGGTCGCTCCAATGCGAATGTCAATCAACTCAATCGGCACCGGTTCTGGCAGTACAGAACCCAAGGCCTCCATCTCTTTTTGAAAAGAGGCGTCACTGCTCTTTGCAGACTGAGCCTGCTGAAGCTTTGTCAAAATATCTCCACTCAAAAAGGTGTGAGCGGGTACAATAGATCTACTAGAAGTACTCATGAAAATCCTTTGTGTGTTTCTCTTGGAACTGAAAAACCCCGCCTTGCTGTAAACAGGACGGGGCTTGCTTTTTTCCCTACCTTTACCTTTAGCCACAGTAGGAGCTATTGGCGCCTTCATCAGTGCTGGGGATACAACCCCCAGCAGACACCTAGGCTGAACCCTAGGTGTTTCGGCTCTTTGTCTAGAGGTCTTTCCACTCTCCCTGATGGAGTAAGGTTTCTAAAGGAGGACATTCAAAAGGTAGAACCTTCCGTAACTCTTCCAAAACTTTTTCCATTGTCCCGACTTCTCCCCAATTTGAGGCGAGATTTAGGTCCGCAACAGAAAAAATCACCTTGTCGTGATCTTTGTTTTCTTCCCCCCTGATTTCAATCAACTCAATCGCAACCGGACGCGCGAGAAAACCACCCCACCAGTTTTTTGGTGGTTCCCCTTTTAGTAGGGTGCTGCAAAGGGTTACTTTCATTTCTCTAGACATTTTCTTTTAAGGGGAGGTGAATAACAATTTCTCCCAAAGCACCCAGGGGAATCGAACCCCTGATATTGTCTACCAAGAGATGCTGGTTTTTATGCGCCTAATGCGGAGAATCATCAAGCACTAGGTTGCGACATCTATAGTGTCTGTCAAATCTGCACCTGTCAGATTCGCACCTGTCAAATTCGCACCTGTCAGATTCGCACCTGTCAGATTCGCACCTGTCAGATTCGCACCTGTCAAATCTGCACCTGTCAAATCTGCACCTGTCAAATTCGCACCTCTTAAACTCGCATCTATCAACTTTGCGTCTATCAACTTTGCATCTATCAACTCTGCATATCTCAAATCGGCTTTGCTCAAATCGGCTTTGCTCAAATGCGCATCTATCAAATCTGCACCTGTCAGATTCGCACCTGTCAGATTCGCACCTGTCAGATTCGCACCTGTCAGATTCGCATCTATCAACTTCGCATCTATCAACTCTGCATATCTCAAATCTGCTTTGCTCAGGCTGGCGCTGCTTTCGATTGTGTATCCGTTGACGATCATCTGTTTCTTTTAAGGGGAGGTGAATAACAATTTCTCCCAAAGCACCCAGGGGAATCGAACCCCTGATATTGTCTACCAAGAGATGCTGGTTTTTATGCGCCTAATGCGGAGAATCACATCAAGCACTGAAACCCTTTGCTTAGGTTGCGACACCTATAGTGTCGGTTAAATCTGCACCTGTCAAATTCGCACCTGCCAAATTCGCACCTGTCAAGTTCGCACCTGCCAAATTCGCACCTGTCAGATTCGCATCTGTCAAATTCGCACCTCTCACATCTGCTATGCTCAAATCTGCTTTGCGCAGATTTGCATTGATCAAATTCGCACTTCTTAAACTCGCATCTGTCAGATTCGCACCTGTCAAGTTCGCACCTGCCAAATTCGCACCTGTCAGATTCGCACGTGTTGCATTCGCACCTGTCAAATTCGCACCTCTCACATCTGCT